CATCTGTTCCACTTGTTCCACTTGTTCCTGAAGAACCATCTGTTCCGCTAGTTCCTGAAGAACCATCTGTGCCACTTGTTCCGCTAGTTCCTGAAGAACCATCTGTGCCTGATGTACCACTTGAACCACTTGTTCCGCTAGTTCCTGAAGAACCATCTGTACCTGATGTTCCACTTGAGCCAGATGTTCCGTTAGTTCCTGAAGAACCATCTGTACCACTTGTTCCTGAAGAACCATCTGTACCACTTGAACCACTTGTTCCGCTAGTTCCTGAAGAACCACTATCACCACTTGAACCTGAACTTCCACTAGTTCCTGAAGAACCACTATCACCACTTGAACCTGAACTTCCACTAGTTCCTGAAGAACCACTATCACCACTTGAACCTGAACTTCCGCTAGTTCCTGAAGAACCATCTGTACCACTTGTTCCGCTAGTTCCTGAAGAACCATCTGTCCCACTTGTTCCGCTAGTTCCTGAAGAACCATCTGTACCACTTGTTCCGCTAGTTCCTGAAGAACCATCTATTCCACTTGTTCCACTTGTTCCTGAAGAACCGCTATCACCACTTGAACCTGAACTTCCACTTGAACCAGATGTTCCGCTAGTTCCTGAAGAACCACTATCTCCTGAAGAACCACTTGTTCCGCTAGTTCCTGAAGAACCACTATCACCACTTGAACCTGAACTTCCGCTAGTTCCTGAAGAACCATCTGTTCCACTTGTTCCGCTAGTTCCTGAAGAACCACTATCACCACTTGAACCTGAACTTCCACTTGAACCAGATGTTCCGCTAGTTCCTGAAGAACCGTCATTCCCTGAACTTCCGCTTGAGCCACTTGTTCCTGAAGAACCACTACTTCCACTTGAGCCACTTGTTCCTGAAGAACCACTTGAACCTGAACTTCCGCTAGTTCCTGAAGAACCACTATCACCACTTGAACCTGAACTTCCGCTAGTTCCTGAAGAACCGCTTGAACCTGATGTTCCGCTAGTTCCTGAAGAACCGTTTACCCCACTAATACCACTAGACCCTGATGTTCCGCTAGTTCCTGAAGAACCGTCATTCCCTGAACTTCCGCTTGAACCACTTGAACCTGAACTTCCACTTGAGCCAGATGTTCCTGAAGAACCACTATCACCACTTGAACCTGAACTTCCACTAGACCCTGATGTTCCGCTAGTTCCTGAAGAACCGTCATTCCCTGAACTTCCGCTTGAGCCACTTGTTCCTGAAGAACCACTAACACCACTAGACCCTGATGTTCCGCTAGTTCCTGAAGAACCGTCATTCCCTGAACTTCCACTTGAACCACTAGTTCCTGAAGAACCGTCATTCCCTGAACTTCCACTTGAACCTGAACTTCCACTTGAGCCAGATGTTCCGCTAGTTCCTGAAGAACCTGATGTTCCGCTAGTTCCTGAAGAACCGTCATTCCCTGAACTTCCGCTTGAGCCACTTGAACCTGAACTTCCACTTGAACCTGATGTTCCTGAAGAACCGTCATTCCCTGAACTTCCGCTTGAGCCACTTGTTCCTGAAGAACCACTATCACCACTTGAACCTGAACTTCCGCTAGTTCCTGAAGAACCACTATCTCCTGAAGAACCGCTTGAGCCTGATGTTCCGCTAGTCCCTGAAGAACCGCTATCTCCTGAAGAACCGCTTGAACCTGAACTTCCACTTGAGCCTGATGTTCCGCTAGTTCCTGAAGAACCGTCATTCCCTGAACTTCCGCTTGAACCACTTGAACCTGAACTTCCGCTTGAGCCAGATGTTCCTGAAGAACCGTCATTCCCTGAACTTCCGCTTGAGCCACTTGTTCCTGAAGAACCACTACTTCCGCTTGAACCTGATGTTCCGCTAGTTCCTGAAGAACCACTATCTCCTGAAGAACCGCTTGAGCCTGATGTTCCGCTAGTTCCTGAAGAACCGCTATCTCCTGAAGAACCGCTTGAACCTGAACTTCCGCTTGAACCTGATGTTCCACTAGTTCCTGAAGAACCGCTATCACCACTTGAACCTGAACTTCCACTTGAACCTGAAGAACCGCTATCACCTGAAGAACCACTACTACCGCTTGAACCTGATGTTCCGCTAGTTCCTGAAGAACCGTTCACCCCACTAATACCACTAGACCCTGATGTTCCGCTAGTTCCTGAAGAACCGTTATTTCCTGAACTTCCACTTGAACCTGAACTTCCGCTTGAGCCAGATGTTCCGCTAGTTCCTGAAGAACCACTACTACCACTTGTTCCGCTAGTTCCTGAACTTCCGTCATTCCCTGAACTTCCACTTGAACCTGATGTTCCGCTAGTTCCTGAAGAACCACTTGAGCCGGATGTCCCACTTGAACCTGAAGTTCCTGAACCACCCCCTGATGCGGTAATACCTGTAACAACTACCGTAGTACCATCACTATTATATAAATCTAATTGACTAGTTGCAGAAAAATAAGTTCCCCCTGTTAAACAACAATCTTCAGGAAATATTCTCCATCTAGCATTTGTTCTTGTAGTCCCTGATACACCTTCAATAGTTGAACCTGTCCACGCATTTATAAAATTTTGACCTGCAACACTATTATTTTTAACTTGGGTGTCATAAGGGTTAAATGTAACCGTACCTGTTGCACCTGTGGCTGCGTTCCATAGTGTTTCATAATTATCAATCTGATATTGATATGCAAATCCTGTTTCATTAACATAAGCAATCATACCAATTCTTCTTCTTCCTGATGAAAAATTATCCGAATTTAAATTAATGTATGATGGGTTAAATGGTGTCCCATTACCAATATATAAATTGATTGGTATTGTGTTTGCGGATAAAGTTTGTAACCCAATTCCCGAAAAGGTTAATGAAAGGTCACTAAGATTAGCAACTTCCATCCATCCACCAATACCAAGCACACTGTAATCTGTGCCTTGTACTGAATTTCTAGCGACAGTATAAGGACCTATTGAAAGTTGAGCATTTAATGGATTTTTATATGGAAACGGCATAAATCTTTTTTATTATAATTATTCGAAAATTAAGTTTTAGTCTCCCCTTTGAAATAAAAATTATTTGTTGATGGTGTAGATGGTGGTAATAAAGTCGATACGGAACAATATAATACACGGTAAACTCCCGCAGGAATTGCCGCCCCTGAAGTTACTGTAATGTCAGTAGTTGAAATTGTTGTTGCCGGAGTTAATAAAAGGTCAAAACTGCAAGGGTATGACATATATCCAACACCTATTGTCATATTGTTCATAACACCCCCAACACCTGATAAAGGTATCCACACAGAATAAAAATAATATTCGTTAGGGTTTATATTTAAAGTACTAATTGTAATAGTTTCAAATGTGTATTGGTTAATTGAACATCCATATCCGTCTGTATCTACACCAGGGGATTGTTTAATCAATCCATTAAATGATGTTACTGGTGTCATAAAATTACCATCAGAACCTAAAGTAAATCCTGAGTAAGAAATATACTTATCCATCATATAACTATAGTAAGGGTTTGTTGGGTCAGCCCATCCACCACTACTATACCCATACCAATCAACATTAGTATCTATAGTAACACCATCACTTAAGTAATACATATAACTACCTAATTTATACGCCGATGTTGATGAACCACCATTGTCTTGAGGTTCAGGGACCACATAAGCAAATATTGGGGGTACTGTTGGCGTAGGAGTTGGTGTTAAGGTTGATGTAGGTGTTGGGGTGTTAGTTGTGGTTGATGTAGGCGTTGGGGTGTTAGTTGGGGTAGGAGTATTTGTTGGTGTTTTTGTTGGTGTAGGTGTTACAGGTGTTGGTGTTACTGTTGGCGTAGGTGTTACAGGCGTTGGTGTTACTGTTGGTGTTTGTGTTGGTGTTGGTGTAGATGTTGCACAAGGGTTATATGTTGGAGTAGGAGTTGAAGTTGGGGTTGGTCTTGGAGTTTTACTTGGTTTAGGACAACCACAAGGATTTGTACAAGTTGCACTTGGTGTTGGGGTATTGGTTGGAGTATTGGTTGGCGTGGGGGTAACTGTTGGGGTTGGAGTCGGAACCTTACATGGGTCTAAAGTTGGGGTTGGAGTATTTGTTGGTGTTACCGTCGGTGTACTTGTCGGTGTATTTGTTGGCGTTGGTGTTGGTGTCGGTGTTGGTCTAGCAACAGATAAGAAGTTAGGACAGTCTGAATTAACCGATAAAATAGTGTAAGTCCCATAAATTTCTCTTGGGGGTATTAATAAGTCGGGTTCAAATAAAAAAGGTAATAATACATCACCTAAATTAATCGCATCCATACTGTTGTCAGGTTTAAATACGACATTAACAATTTGACCATCATAATTGGTACTAGATATTACAATTGTTTCGTTCATATATTAGTCTCACTTATTCTTAACGCACCATTAATTCCTGAAAAAATATTTTGACCACTAATAACCAATAAACCACCAAGTAATAACTCATACACAATTTGTTGTATACTTGATTTGTATGACGAACCTGCAGGATTTTGTAATGTATCTCCCGTAATAACAATGTGTGCAATGTCATCTGGCGATACTATCAGTGATTGGGGTCTTTTGGTCAGTCTTTGATAATTCGGCATCTTATTAGTCTATATGTATAAATATGAATATTTTTATAATTTGGTTTTTATTGGGTTTCAACTGTATAAATATTTGCATCCATAAAAATAAAAGATTCCCCATTTTGGTAATCACTAAGAGATGTGATTAAACCACAATAAATTATTCCAAACTTCTCACACCCCAAAAAATCAATAATTTTAACACCAACAGATGGTGCCGAATCAAATTGTGTAGGTAGTAACATTGATATTGCGGGTGGTACAGAAACGTTAACAGTTGCCAACAAAACACATTGATTACCATAGACATCACATACATATAAATTATACGGTAATGTAACTCCAAAAACTCCAGTAATCTCAATTTGCGTCATATTGAATAAATAGTTGGTGTTTACTTTAACTCTTTTATAAAACAAAAAATCCCCCAAAACTTCGGAGGATTTTATTTATATCTTTAGTTTTTTTGTTAGTTTAAATTCTTATGATAATATTGGTGTCTAACAAGGAACGAAGGTTAACGTTGTAATTAGAAAGGTTTCTCTATTGCTAAACAGATTTCACCCCTTTCTATTATTAGTCTTTTCATATCTGAAAAACTTATATAGGCATGTCCTGAAACTCCCCAAGCTTTCCCCCAACTATTTTTAATTCTAAATTGTTTTGTGATGGTGTTCACTCCATTAATAACATAAGCGTGTCCTCCCGCAATATGTCCACTTAAACGAATTAAACCATTTTTATTAGGAAAAAACATATTATAATACCAATTGGTTCCAACAACGACTGGTCCAACATTTAACACAGTATTAATTAGTGTGTTAATATCAAACGCCCATAAGTATGATGATATTTTACCTGAACTCATTAGATATTTTGCACCACCTCTAACAGACGTACCGTTATACCTTTCACCCGGCCATTCATCAACCTTTTGAGCTTCACGATAAATCAACGATGGTTGGATTATTGGTAAAGCTCCTCTATGAGTTATTGGCCCATCACAAATCCAATGTGCCCAAGCATAACCAACACATTGCGGTGTGTTGCCTTGATTACCCCACCAAACATTACCATCCCATTCTTTTTTAGTTATAGTTGTTTTAGGTATTGTTAATTTATCTTGAATTAAATATTTGTTATCTCTTTTGTCCTCAATAAATATTCTACCTAATTTTTGCTCATTAAATAAAGTTAGATTATTTGGGTCACAATCACAATTGATATCAACAACTGTTACAGTTCCTCCACCATTAAGTTTAATTACATTGATAGCACATTTATAAGTTATGGTAACATATAATGGTACATCAATAACTTCAACAGTATTATCACAATATAAAATTTGATACGTTGAACCAGTTCCAGGTCCAAATCCACTATATAATTGGAATGTTTTGCAACAAGGTGAACAATCTCCAATACCGGTAGTCGTAAGAAAAAGTGGACCCTCACTACCACTACCGCCACCATATAGACAACTACCTATAAGACTTGGTAGTGCCACCCATTGAGCCATTGACCCAATTGGTGTTGGACTATTTATAGGAAGATATGCGAGTGGGTCAGGTAATGGATAATATGTGGTCATATCCTCTAAAATCCAATAATTATTTATATTATCCCAAGAAATCCTCATTAATAAGGTGGGGGGTGCGAGAGCAAAATAAGTAAAATAATATGATGATTTACCATTAATCTGAGGTGAAGGATTTATATTTGATGGTAATACAATTGTACCACTACAAGTCGTTCCTTCATCAATAAAACGAATACACTCTCCAGGTGTATAAACCGTAGGCGTAGGCGTAGGTGTTGGTGTTGAAGTTGGTGTTGAAGTTGGGGGCCAGCTTACCGATGGTTGTTTTGTTGGTGTAGGCGTTGGCGAATATGTGGTTGTAGTTGTTGTTGGTGAATATGTGGTTGTAGTTGTTGTTGGTGAATATGTGGTTGTAGTTGTTGTTGTTAAATTTGAGGTTGTAGTTGTTGTTGTTAAATTTGCCGTGGTGGTTGTTGTGGTTGTCTCATCGGATATTTTGTAGGTAAAGTCGTTAGGTAAACAAACCGATGTTGAGCAGTCAGGACAATCAGGATTAAACATTCTGAAAATATTTTTTAATAAATTAAAGTTGTGTTTTACCTCAGGTGCCGATAATGGGGTAACATACATTCTAAATTGTGAAATAGCACCATCAAAAGTTCCCGCAAAATTTTGCTCAATTAATATATTAGTTTTTAATCCACTAAATGTTGTTCCTGATAAATCATTAATTGGGAAATTTTCAGGGTCTTGTATATATGGTCCGTAAGGTTGTGTTATTGATGAAAAAGTTAAATTTTCTCTAAGTCCTTGAGTACCCCCACCCCACGATATATTAAACGGAACCCCAACTTGTTTTTCTTTGTCAGTATCTAATCCTCTTGGGATGATTTCCTCAAAATTTTCTATAGTATGGAATAACTTACCATTAACATAAATTTTAAGTCTTCCGTTTCTGTATAATTTATCAATTAACCATTTTTCATTTAACCTGACCAGTTCGATTTGTTCTGATGGTTTACAGTCAATTTGTGTGTATGGTACAGTTATTAATGACGATGCATTATTGGCTAGTGACTCTAAATAAAGTTTTTCAGTTATATCACCAAGTCCTCCTCGATACCATAAATCGCAAGTATCTAACCATGTATATCTTTCCCATACCGCGTCTACTTGGAACCAATGTTCCTCATCTAACCACGCAGGATTCTCTAATAAACATGTAGGGTAAATTGGCGGCGTACAATAATCAACAATAGTGTGTCCTGTAGTGTAAGTAATTCCACTTGTTTCACAAGAGCCTGTAGTAACACAATCTCCTGTAAATTTTAACATTCTAACACCAATACCAGGGTTTTTTGGGTCGCCACATAATCTAAAAGATAACGCGTTTGACATAGAATCATATATTGGGTTTGTCTCACAAGTATTTTCAATTGATGTAAATCCTGTATTACAATTATAACAAGTCGTGGTTGGTGTACAAACATCACATGATGGAGAGCAAACAGGTGGTAGTTCACAATCAGGTATTGGGGTTGGCGTTGGTGAAGGTGTTGGGGTTGGTTCAATAACCGTACTACATACGTGTGTTTGACACTCCCATCCACAAGTTTCGCATGGGTCTAAATTACAATCACAACCACACGTAATTTTTTTTTGTGGGTCTCCCTTACAACTACCACAACCATAATTAACGTGAGGGTCATGGATATTATTCACTGACCTAGGTGGATAAACAAAAATACATCTACTATCCGTAATTGTTCTATTACAACATGCACATGTTTGTAGTTCAGTTAAACCTGATGTAACTCTATTATAACCTGAAAAACATAATGGACTACCACTTGCATGGTGATAAAATTTATTTTCAGCTCTAGTCCCAAAATAAAAAAAAGTATTTTTATTATTTGGATAAATTTCATTAAGAGTTGTTTCATTTGGTAATGGAGTGTGTTCGTTGAATAATCTTGGTTTTAATACCATCTCAACCGACCACCCTTTATTCATTCTTTCAGGGAAAACTTCATAATCAAACCCAAATAACTTATAAAATCCTTGATAAAACCCACCGTATAATTCGTGGTACCTACCTTCAAAAGGGCTTGATTTACTAACAACTTCGTATAACACGGTTTTATTGAATCCTGAAAATCTTACATTAGGTGACATAGTGTGACCTGTAACTTGGTGTAACTTAAGTCTTCGGTCATAGTACATTCTATTAAATTTCAAATAATCAGAGTATAATCCTTTAGTAAATGTTATCGTTTCACCGGTCATTTGGTCGACTAATCCATTATCAATACCTGTTAACCCAATATCACATGATGTTGATGATGAATAACAAGTTAAATCTTCATTATTTGGGTTGTAATAATTTTGAGATACAAAAATATTATTATTATTGTATTGTTTATACAAAAGTGTTTGATTTTGAACACTTAAAGGATTGTTAATGTCAAAATAAATTGGGAGTCTGTCTCCATATGTTTGAGCAATCAAATATGGTGAAAAAACAACTTCTTGATTGTAGTCTTGTTCATCTGAGGTCAAAGACATATCACTAGAGTCTAAATTAAGTTTTAGAGACCAATTTGGACGATAATACTGATTTATATTTTGACTTGCCATCTTTTTTATGATAAATACTCCAAATCGAAGTATTTATTGAAAAATATGTTATGATAAATTTTAACAAAGAATACTACAGTAATAATTATTACTTCTTTCTAAAAGATAGGGGTAACCAAATCTCCTTATACTATTCTATTGCTAACACTTTAAGTGAATCTAGAAAAAAAGACAAAAAAATAGACTTCGATAAAAAAGATGCAAAAAAAGTTAAAGATGTTGTATATAATGTTTTAAACTCAAAAGAAAAACAAACAACAAAAGATATTGAGGATAAATTAAAAGATGTAAAAAAATCTTCAGGTGAGATTGGAGAGTTAGTTGATTCTGATGGAACAATGTTAAGTTCAAAAATTCCTTTAATAAATTTAACCCTTTCACCAAGAAAAACAATGGACCAGACTGTTGTTATGGCTAGAACAACTAATGACCCTGTAACAAGAGGTTACCGTGTTTATTATGGTGAGAGTGAAGACAAAAAAGAAAATATTGTTTCGGAAGTTGATTATTCAGAAGCCTTTGGGTATGTTGAGACCGAAGGAAAAGATTTTAGACAAACGGTAAATATATTGAAAAAAATGGGTGTTGAAAATCCGGTACAAAGAGCGAAAGAATTTGGTAAATTACCTAAAGCTAAAAAAGTTAATGGCAAATTAAAACAAAGACTTTCTGAAAAAGATAGTATTGAAGAACAACAAAAAGAAAAAATGATTAAAATGGTTGAGGATATCTTAACTAAGAAATCTAAAGATAGTTCAGACGTTGTAAAACGTGATGAAAGCGTTAGTAAGATATTAGTTAAAAATTTACAATCAATTAAAAAATTAGCGGATAAAGAAGGTATCAGTATTTCTAAATTAATTAACATATTAAAATCAAATGAATAAGGACTTATACGGAAATAAATTTTCCCTACCTGAGGAGGTTGTAAGTTATTTACAACAGTGCCATGATGCCGCAGGAGGTGCTGACGAAAGTGTTGAGGGTTATAAGAGAAACAAAGAACTAAGAGATAGTCGTGAGGTTACATATCAACAATTAAAACGAATGAAAAATTGGTTTGATAAGTTTGAGGGTGATGAAAATGATTTATCTTATATATTGAATGGTGGCCATTATGTTAAGAATTGGGTTCACAATACTTTAACTTCAATGAGAGATAATGTATACAATACTAAAAAGAATAAATCTGAGGTTTTGCCTAATCAATTTATTCAGCCACATGAAAAGAATGACATGACAACAATTAATAGACCAAGTAAAAGTCATAAAGCAACTGTTGATAAATATGATACCGCTATTATGGAGAATCTAATCAGAATAAACAATTTAATTAAAAAAATAATATAATATGGCGACAATAGACCCAATTGTGTTTGAACAACCTAAAAATGACTTGTCATCAATCGCTGACATGGAAAGAGCAAAGTTATTCCCAAAGAATGATTATAAACCAACAAATCAATATTCGGCAGTTAATCCTGACGCTATCGCTGATGGCGATGCTCAAGGTAAAGGTACTGGAGGATTTTTAGATGTTTATAATCAAGGTGCGGGAGCAATTCAAGACATCTTAGAACGAAAGGCTGAGATAGTTATTAATGAATTTAAACCTAACTCACCATACACTACACCAAGTGCGTAATGAAACTTTACAATACAGTTAAATCCCTTATTTTAGAAGTAGCATCGATTGATTCAATCGTTGATGCTATAAAAAAAAGAGATAAGATAGTAATTTACTATGATGGTGATGAACCAGGTGGTAGAGGGTTAAGAGAAATTGAACCTGTTTGTCTTGGGTATAGTAAGTCAGATAATCCTGTTTTAAGAGCTTGGGATAATGAAGGGTCTTCTCATACCGCATATAAGGGAGAACAACCTTTACCAGGGTGGAGATTATTCAGAGTTGATAAAATATTATCATTTAAACCAACGGGAGAAAAATTTGAATCGTCTAAACCAGGGTATAATCCATCAGGAGACAAAAGCATGAATAGAATTATTATTAACGCAGTGTTTAATTAACAACCTCCAATAATATAAGATATGACAAACGAAAACGACTTAATAGAAAAATTAATGATATCTAAAGCTATTATGGATAAGCATAATAACACCCCAAGGTCGGGTAATAATTTAAATATGACAAGTCCAACGGTAGAAAATTATGAAGCTCCACAAGCTAAATATAATTTACCACAAGAATTTATGCAGGAATCAGTTACTCAATCATCCCCATCACATCAACAACCAATAACTAAAGATAGAGTAATGTCTTCTAAATTACCTGATGAGATTAAAAGATTAATGATAGAACACCCCATCAATCAACCAAACTCAATGGCGGGGCCGTCATTATCTAATGATTTGATTGATAAAGCGTCTAGATTAATGAATCTTGATGCTAAAGGAAGTCCAAAAGGCCATCAACCAAATAGAATGGTAGAACAATCAATACCAACTCAAGATTTATCAACTTTAAAAGAATTATTAAGAGAGGTTGTTGAAGAAGTGCTACAAGAAAATGGATTAATTGCCGAATCCACCCAAAAATCAAATGAAATATTTTCCTTTAAGGTAGGTAAACATATATTTGAGGGTAAGGTTACTAAGATAAAAAAAATACCTTAAAGAGAAGTTTACATTAAATAAAAAACCCCCTCATAACTATGTGGGGTTTTTTTATTTTAATACGGTTGATATTTCTTTAATTTCTTATTATATTTTTTAGAGAATTTTATAATATGAAAGAAAAAATTAATGTTTTAGTACTACCAAGTGATAAAAGTGGTGTTGGGAAATTTCGCTCGGTCGACCCCCACGTACACTTACAAAATCTATATCCCGATGACTTTCACGTAGACATTGACTACGAACCAAGAATTGGTGACCCGAGTTATTGGAGTAAATACCAAATTGTACACGTACATAGAAATATTGGAAGTAACTACGATAATACACCTAATATTATTAGAAATTTAAAATCAATTGGGGTTATTGTCATTGTTGATATTGATGATTATTGGTTACCGACAAAAGAACATCCTATTCATCAAATAATTGTACAACAAAAAATTAACGAAAAAATTGTTGCAAATTTAAAAGAAGCCGATTATGTTATGACAACAACGGATATTTTTGCAAATGAAATTATAAAATTTAATAAGAACGTTGTTGTATTCCCTAACGCAATTAACCCAAAAGAACCTCAATTTAATCAACCGACTGTCAAATCAGATAGAATCAGAGTTGGGTGGTTAGGTGGTTCATCTCACTTACATGACTTAATGTTATTACAAGGTTTTACACAAAAAAACGGTTCTGAAATTAATAACAAAATTCAATATGTTATTTGTGGTTTTGACACTAGAGGTAGTGTTACTGAAATTAATCCGCAAACAGGTGAACAAAAACGTAGAGATATTTTACCTCATGAAACTGTATGGTCAAAATATGAAGAAATTTTTACAAACAACTATAATTTAGTGGATGAAGATTATAAAAAATTTTTAATAGAATATAAAGAAGGTGATTATGTTTCTAACAAAGAATTACCTTATGTTAGAGTATGGACTAAACCTGTAACATCTTACGCAATGAATTATTCAAAGCTTGATATTTCTTTATCACCAATTAAAAATCACATCTTTAATAGAATGAAATCCCAATTAAAAGTTATTGAGGCAGGATTTTATAAGAAAGCGTTAATTGCTTCAGAAATTGGTCCTTATACAATTGACTTGAAACATTGTTTAAAAAATGGTAATTTTGTTGATGGTAACGCAATGTTAGTTCCTGAACATAGAAATCATAGTGATTGGTCTAAACATATTAAAAAGTTAATCCAAAACCCTAATTTAATTACTGATATGGGGGAAAGATTATATGAAACAGTTAAAGACAAATACGATTTAAATAACGTAACTAAAGATAGAGCAGAATTTTATAAATCATTAATTAAATAAATAATATGTATAATAAAAAAGGTAAAGTTGGGTTCACCGCAGGTAATTTTGATTTACTACACCCAGGTTATATTTACACTTTTGAAGCGGCAAAAGAACATTGTGATTACTTTATGGTTTTTTTACAAAGAGACCCGTCCGAAACAAGATTTACAAAGTATAAACCAGTTGTTCCATTATATGAAAGATATAAAACTTTGATGTCAATAAAGTATGTTGATGACGTTGTAACATATCAAACTGAAGAAGATTTAGTAAAACTAATTGAGTTTTTTAAACCTGATGTTAGAATTTTGGGTGACGATTATATTGGTAAACGATTTACAGGAGACCATCTACCAGTTAATGTCGTTTACACTACAAGGTCTCACAATTGGTCAACAACTAAAATTAAAGATTTAATCACAATACAAACATTAAAACAAAATCCTGAAATAATAAAAAATTTAGATACAAATGATTAAAATACCTATTACTAAAATTTTGTTTCTTGACATAGAAACCGTTGGGATTGAAAAAGACTTTGACACTTGTGTTAAAAATCATCCCGAGATTGCACATCAATTTGATAAGTATTTAGATTGGTTTTTAAAACGATTCCCCGAAGACTCAACTAAGGGAGAAAATGAAGATGAAAGACAAAATATTATATTTTCAACAAGAACCTCATTGGTTCCCGAATTTGCAAAGATTGTATGTGTTAGTGTCGCCTTTGTTATGGATAATGGTGAAGTTAAAAAACAAACCTTTTTTGGTGATGATGAGAAACAATTATTACGTGATTGTCAGAAATTATTGGACCGTTGCGGAAAATTGGATTTCTTTTTGTGTGGTCATAATTTAAAGAATTTTGATATTCCGATGATTGCCAAAAGAATGATTATTAATGGATTACTTCCACCATCAATTCTACCATCATACGATACAAAACCATGGGAAATTAAGGCTATTGACACTAAAGAAATTTGGCAATACGGTGCTTACACTGCAATTGGTTCATTAGACTTAATGTGTGCGTCAATGGATGTTCCATCTTCAAAAGAGGGCGAAATTACTGGTGATAAAGTACACGATTCATATTGGAATCACGGAAAATTAAAAGAAATCTCAGAATACTGCGAACGAGATGTTAACGTATTAATTGAGGTGATAAAAAAATTAAAAGAACTTAAATAATGACAGAAGAATTTGATTTAGATTTTTTAAAGAAAAAAGCGGAAGAGTTAAAATTAATGTTATCAACGCCAGAAAATGATGATATTGACTATAATCAAATACTTGACGAGTTTGGTATTGATGTCAAACAATTAGAAGTTGATATGAAAAACTATAAACCTAAACTGGATTTAGGATTTACGAAACTACATCTTGATGCGGTTACACCAAGTTATAATTACGCAAGTGATTCTGGCTTTGATTTATATTCAGTTGAAGATGTGACAATTGAAGGTCTTGGTAGAGGGTTAGTCCCAACTGGACTATCGTTTGATATTAAAGATGGTTATGAAATCCAAGTTAGGTCTAAAAGTGGATTGGCAATTAATCAAGGTTTAATGTGTTTAAACTCACCAGGAACAGTGGATAATGGATACACAGGTGAAGTAAAAGTGATTATATTCAACACAAATAAAGAACCTTTTACAATTACTAAAGGTATGAAAGTTGCTCAAGCAGTTTTATGCCCCGTAGTTAATGGTGGTTGGGTTTATTTAGATGAAAAAAATGAAGTGGCCAAAAAAGATAGAAACGATAACGGATTTGGTTCTACAGGTATATAATTAATATTATGCACAAAACTGCTGAAGATAACTCAAAAAGATTTTTTACGAATTACATTTATAATAAAAAAGATTCGGGTAAAATATTAGAAATTGGTTCTTATATTGGAGGGTTTAACATCCGTTCATTATCCCCTGAAAATATGGAATATATTGGGGTTGATTTAGGCTCAGGACCTGGTGTTGATGTCGTACTTGAAGACCAATATGTCTTACCTTTTGGAGATAACTCTTTTGATTATGTTATTAGTTCATCTTGTTTTGAACATAGTGAATTTTTTTGGTTGAATTTTTTGGAAATTATGAGGGTTCTGAAACCTTCAGGTCTTTTTTATTTAAACGCACCATCAAACGGGGATTTTCATAGATATCCTGTTGACTGCTGGAGATTTTTTCCTGATAGTGGAAACGCCATGTCTAATTGGGGTAAACGTAATGGGTATAATTGTGAGGTTCTTGAGCTCTACACTAGTGATAAAGAAATGGATATATGGTCGGATTATGTTTCTATTTTTATAAAAGACTCTGAACATATTAATGAACACCCAAATAGAATTCTAAGTAGTTTTAATAACTACACCAATGGTTCTATTTACCCTCATAAAAATTTTACAAATTTAAAAAAATGGTAAATAAAGAAAAAATTAATAAACTATATGTAATGAGAGATGAGCATTACACCAAAGGTTTAATGGATTTAATACAATATCTGAATGAATTTGGGGATACTACTAAAATGAGAATGGTTGAGATTGGTTCGTATGCTGGTGAGTCTACTAAAATATTTGCGAAACATTTTAAAGAAGTTATCTCAATAGACCCATTTCTTAATGATTATGACTTAAATGATATAACTTGTTATCATATGGATTTAAATAAGGTATACGAAGAATTTATATCAAATACTAAAACATTCAGTAATATCCGTTTAATCAAACAAACATCTGATGACGCAATTAATGAATTAATTAATGAAAGTTTTGATTTTATTTATATTGATGGTATTCACACTTATGCCCAAGTAAATAAAGATATTGATAATTATAAACCATTAATTGTTAAAGGTGGTTTTATTGGTGGTCATGATTTTCATCCTGTATGGAGTGGGGTAGTCCAATCAATTAAAGAAAAAGTGGGTGAACCAAATAAAACGTTCCAAGATACTAGTTGGGTAATTAAAATTAATTAACAATGTTTTTAAATATTATTACACCGTGTAGTAGACCTGAGAATCTACATGTAATTAGTGAAACTATTAATATACCAAAAGAAAATTATAGATGGATTGTTGTCTTTGATATGGATGAACTACCAAAAAAGGAATTAATCCCATTAAATTGTGAGCCACATTTATATAGAGAAAAAGGTAGTGTAGTTGGTCATGCCCAACGAAATTATGCTTTAAACATAATTGATGATGGTTATATATACTTTAATGATGATGACACCTCAGTACATCCTGAATTATGGGAAACAATTAAGAATTGTAATTCTGACTTTATTTCATTTATACAATTAAACAAAGATGGAACCACAAGACTTGTTGGTAAAGTAATAGATGTTAGACAGATTGATAGTCACAATTTTATTATTTCAAGAAATACTGTTGGGGTTAGTCAATTTTTTATAAACAAGTATGATGCTGATGGGCATTTTGCAAAAGAATGTTATAACAAATCATTAACTAAAACACACTTTAATAAACCATTATCCATCTATAATTTATTGAGATAACCATATATGATAACAATAATATATTCAACCCATAAAGACGAAACATATAATAACAAATTTAAACAACATTTGTTACAAACTGTTGGGTTAAAAAATGTACAGATATTAGAATTCCAAAACAATAATCAGTATAGTTTGGCTGAGGTATATAACAAAGGTATATCACAATCTATATATGATATTGTTGTTTGTTGTCATAACGACATTAAATTAGAAAAAAATTGGGGTAAGAAACTAGTTAGTGATTTTGAAAATAATCCTGACTATGGAATTATTGGTAAGGCGGGGTCATGTTATTTCCCTGAATCAGGGGTATACTGGGAGGAAATGAGAACAACTATGGTTGGTCATGTTTATCACCACCCTGTAGGTCAAAATAAATGGATTAACAAATATTCTGCAAAAATACCTCAACTGATACCTGTTGTAACTATTGATGGGTTATTTATGTCATTCGACAAAACAAAAATTAAAAACACGTTTGACGAAACGATTGGGAAATTTCACTTTTATGACCATCCGTTTTGTTTAAGTAATTATATTGAAAATGTTAAGATTGGTGTTACGTTTTCTTTTGACATCACACATGAATCTGTAGGACAACCGAATAACGAATTTTTTGAAAGTAAGGTTAAATTTTTAGAGAAATTCTTGTCTATATTACCATTAGATTTAAAACCTAACAGTGTTTACGTTCCTAAAGTAATTGAAAAACCAATTAAAAATATTGGTAAAGTTGCAATTATTATCCCAACAAAAGATAAGTTTGAATTAATCCAAAATTGCGTTGAATCATTTTACGAACATTGTAACCCCACTCTTTTCCATATTTTTATCGCCGACACTGGCTCCTCTGATGATAGTAAAACAAAATTAAAAGAGTTAATTAGTAATAAGAATAACATCACTTTAATTGAATATGATTATTACAATTTTGCAAAAATAAATAATGATGTGGTTACAAACCATATACCTAATGAGTATGAATTTATTTTATTTTGTAATAACGATATTAAAATACTGAATAATGTAATATATAACATGTTAAAGATATTCAAAGACACCAATAAAACTGGAACCGTTGGGTGTCGATTACATTACGAAAATAACACAGTACAACATAATGGGATTACTGTTTTTGTGGACAAATTAAAAAGACTACAAGCAACTCATATTGGGTTACGTACATACTACGGATATTATACAAACATATCCAAGGTAGTAGGTTCAACAGCGGCATTACTAATGATTAGAAAAACAATGTTTGAAAAATGCGGTTATTTTAATGAGGTCTACCAATCTTGTTTTGAAGATGTTGAATTAAATTTAAAATGTCTATCCTTAGGTTTTGAAAATTTAATTGATGGTAATTCAGTTGCTTACCATTATGAAAGCCAAACAAGGGGGGTTCAACAATCAAATGACATAGAATTAAAGAACGACTATCAAAATGGATTAGTGCCGTTTGTTAATAAAAATTATGATAAATTAAAAAAATACATACCAGTACTACAGTAATTTACACAAATGATTAATAATTAAAGTAATGGTATAATGAATTTATCAATATATAACCGATTAAGATACCCAATAACAATTTAACTATGGCTGAACAACGAAAAAGAAAACCAACAATAACCCCCACTCCGGAGACCACCAATAAACCGGTGAGTAAAAAAGACTTAATTAGTCAGATTATTAAAAGAAAAACTAAAGAAAAGTTTTTAAGCGTAAATCAAAAAAAGTATTATGACATTTTAACTAATAGTCAAATTACTATTTGTTCAGGACCTGCTGGTGTTGGTAAAAGTTATATTGCCATGAAAGCTGCGGTGGACTTATTGTCAGACCCAACAACACCTTATGAAAAAATTATTATCGTAAGACCTGCGGTTGAAGCAGAAGAAAAATTAGGGTCACTTCCTGGCAATGTTGAAGAAAAATTAGACCCTTATATTTTCCCATCGTATTATTTATTAAATAAAATTATTGGTAAAGAAGCTAGAGAAAAATTAAAAGAAATTGAGGCAATTGAAGTTTTTGCGTTAGCGTACATGAGAGGTATGAATATTGACAATTCAATTCTATTGTTTGAGGAGGCTCAGAACTCAACTCCAAGTCAAATGAAATTACTATTGACAAGAATTGGGTTTAATTCTAAGTTCTTCCTTTCAGGTGACTTAGAACAATTTGACCGACATAAAGACAAAACTCAAACAGGTTTATGGGACGCACTACAAAAGTTTCAAAATTTAGATGACATCGGAACATTTGAATTCAACCACGAAGATGTTGTTAGAAATCCTTTAATAAGTAAAATCTTAAAAAGATACGAAAACTAAAATTATTATTAACCCAATAAGTATAAATTTAATTTAATTTACTTATTGGGTTTTTTACATATTTTTTTATGTATATGAGAATAGGTATAGAAATTAATGGAGTTCTACGAAACACATTGGATAAAATAGAACAAACCTATCAAAAATATATGATAGATAAAACGGACGGTCTTGAAGATGAGGATTCCTTTAAATATGAGATAAATCTTCCCGTAACAAGTTTGGACCTTAGAAGTCATTTCACCTTTCAATCTGATGATGAATTATTCACATTTCTGTATGAAGAATTCCCAATGGAAGTATTTGGTCATTCACAGTCATCAGAGTATTCAACATTTAACGATTTAAATGAAATATATGTTAACTTAAGGGACAATCACGATTTATTAATTGTTTCCGATGAGATAGGTAAATCAAAACCAGCCTCATTATTCTTCCTATCAAAATTTGGTTGTTTAGTGGAAAAAGTAAAATTTTATAGTAATTCAACAATTAACTCCATGTGGAATGAAATTGATGTTTTACTTACGGCAAATCCTGCATTATTATTAGACCATCCATCAGATAAGATATTAATTAAATATGAAACAATTTATAATAATAATGTTAAGTCGGAACACACAATAAACACAATCAAAGAATTAAAAGATAAATTAAAAACTATTTTATAATGTTAAAAATATTAGGAGAACATTACTATTTGGATTTAGACAAGATTGATGAATACATTCAAATAAATCAAGATTCATTATCGTCTTCTGGCGAAACTGAGAGTACACAAATTAATATAGTAAAATACGAAACAATTAAACTAATGTTAGAAGTGATTATGGATGTCACAGATGAAATTGATGAAACCTTAGCAGGTAAAGGTTCAGAAATATCAATACCATTTAAATTAGCGTTTAACACACTTTTAAATAAAAAATTACTAAACAAATACTAATACCATGAATAAAGAACAAATTTCAAAATTAGAACAGTCAATCCAAAACATGAAAGATAAGAAATCAAGAATCTATCTTTTAGTTCAGGATACTAAGGGTAACGCCAAATCATCAATTGCTTACATCTATAATTTAGGGATGTCATTATTAAATGAAGGGTATAACCCAATCATTTTACATGAGAAACCTGACTACACTGGCGTATCAGGATGGTTAGGGGAATCATACATGACATCATTACCCCATAAATCAATTGAAGGCGAAAACTTAGAAGTTTCACCTGAAGACTTTATTGTTATTCCTGAATTATACGGATTTGTGATGAGTCAAATTTCTAAATTACCTTGTGGTAAAATTGTACTATGTCAAGCTTATGACCACGTATTGGAAACCTTGCAACCAGGACAATCTTGGTCACAATTAGGTTTTTACAAATGTATTACCACATCAGAATCTCAAATGGAGTTTTTAGAAAATTTAATGAAAGGTATTTCTTATGATATTTTAAGACCGTTTATTTCAGAATCATTCACCAAACAAACATTACCCCCAAAACCAATCATTGCGGTTCATTCAAGAGAACAAAGAGATTCCGTTAATTTAATTAAATCTTTCTATATAAAATTCCCACAATATAGATGGGTTACTTTTAGAGATATGAGAGGTTTATCTGAAGAAGAATTTGCCAAAGCATTAAAAGAAAGTTTCTTATCTGTATGGATTGATGACAAAAGTGCTTATGGTACATTCCCATTAGAGTCAATGACTTGTGGAGTTCCTGTCTTAGGTTTAACACCAAACTTACTACCCCCTTGGATGTCAGAGAATAATGGTATTTGGATTAACAATAAGAATCAAATGGTAGATTTTGTTGCGGACTTCCTACAAAATTGGTTAGAGGACAATGTTAACCCTAATTTATATGAGGAAATGATTAAAACTGTTGAGAATTTATCAACAAAAAAAGAATTCGATGAGGTTTCTGTAAAGTTATTTAACGATTACGTTAACACAAGACTTACTTCATTTGAAGAACAATTAACTAAACTAGAAATTATTGAAGAATAATATGGAAAACACACAAAAATTTGACGTATCGGTTATTTTACCAATTAAGTCAGGAAAAGCAAACGGATTTACTGAATACTTTGAAAAATGTATTGAGTCATTAAAAAATCAAAAAGTTGGTATCAATGAATTAATTATCGTTCACACTAACGAAACGTATATTGTTGATTATATCAATCAATTTGATTTTGGAACTTTAAACGTTATTAAAGTTGAGTGGACAAAAGATGCAAACTACGCATCACAAATAAATTACGGTGTAAGGTCCGCAAAATCTAAATGGGTTTCTCTATTTGAGTTTGATGATGAGTATTCGAGCATTTGGTTCAAAAACGTTGAGGTTTACTCTAATGCGTATTCAGAGGTTGACGCGTTCTTACCTATTGTTGTTGATACAGACCAAACAGGTAAATTTGCTGGATTTACTAATGAAGCGACATTTGCGGCAAACTTCACACCTGAAATGGGTATTTTAACTAATGAAACTTTATTAGAATATCAAAATTTTCAAATTTCTGGTATGGTAATTAAAACATCATCGTTTATTGATTTTGGTTTAATTAAATCCTCATTCAAATTAACATTTGGTTACGAATTCTTCTTAAGAATGACACATAATTCAGTTAAATTTATGTCAATACCTAAGATTGGTTATAAACACACTAACCTGAGAGATGGTTCTATTTTTTGGAATTATAAAAATGGCGACGATAGATTAACAGAAGACGAAGTAAGATTTTGGATTGACTCTGCCAAAAAAGAATACTTTTTTATTAATGACAGAGCCATAAAGTATGAACCACAAACAGTTTAATGACAGAAATTATTAATTTAACAGGAGATACAAATGTTGAGTTAAAGAAGAAAGGTAGAAAACCTAAACAATTAAATTATTTTGATGTTCCAGAAGAGTTGGCCGTTGTTAGATTTTTAGAAGCAACAACTTACGAAGAAAGAAATAAAATTTATAACGATTTTTTAAAAAAACCTTTAGATAAGATGATATCTTCAATAATACGAAGATACAAATTATATAGAAAAGACATGGACTTTACGGATATACATGTAGACACTCACTCATTCTTAATGACAAAAATTGAAAAGTTTAAACCCTCTAGGGAGAAAAAAGCTTATTCATATTTTGGTACAATCTGTAAGAACTATCTTATGGGGCAAATCATTAAGGACCAAAAAGAAACTAACCGAAAAATATCATATGAGGATATTTCCACAAGTTTGGAAAATAACCCCAACTTTTCGTACAGTATTGAAAAAGAAGGTATTGACTCAGAAAAAGTAATCAAAAACTTTTTACTTGAGTTAGACAATTTTTTAAAAAATGAAAATTTATCGGATAATGAAGTCAAATTAGGGTATGCCTTACATGACCTTTTTGAGAACTATGAATCTATTTTTATTGGTAATGATAATAATAAATTTAATAAAAATATAATACTACTTTCATTAAGGGAAATGACAAATTTGTCAACCAAAGAAATTAGGGGGTCAATGAAGAAATACAAATCGATGTATTATACTTTAGTGCAAAATATGGTTAAATAAAATTTTATAGTTAATATTTATTGTAATGGGAAGACCGCAAAAAAAAGAAATTAATTTAACTAAGGAGTCAATGTTATCTTTGATGCAAGAAATTTATAATGAACTTGTTGAGCAAAGAAACACGGCTATTAGAATACAAAATAAAATGTTGACAATGATGAAAGAACCTGAGGATATGACTCTAATAGGTCCTGTTATTGAAAAACAACAAAAAATTATTAACGACTGTGTTGAAAAAAAATTAACATTATCTAAACTACAATCTACTATGTGGGAAAAGTCTAACTCCGCAGGAAGTGGTGGTTTCTCAATTACTGATTTAGGTGTGGATGATGATTTATTAGAAAATTTAATACAAAAAGATGCCTCTAAACCTGATGGGTCTTACAAAATGAAAAACTAACTAAAATGGGCTCATTAGATTTAGGGGTTGATTATAAATCCGCACAAAAAAAGATTTCGGCAACAACCTCATACAAAGATTTAAAATCTCAATATGACACCACCTCTAAAACTGCCGGAGAGTCTTTTGATACTGCAAAAGAAAACGTTACAGAATCTTTAGATAAAGTTAAAGAACAAACTAAAAGATTTCAAAAAGAAATCAAAAATCAATTTGAACAATTATTAGACATTAATAACCTTACTGGCGGTAAAGGTGCTAGTACAATTAGTTACGTTAAAAAAACCTTAATTAGAACTATTAAGAATATTGAACCTCAAATCATCGAAATTCTTCAGGAAGAAGCAATAAACGCTGTTGGCTGTGACCAACAACAAACATATGCCGCACAGGTAATCTATGTCAAAGTAAGTTCAATAGATTTAATCAATCTATTAAAGAAAGTACCTGCAAGTAAAGATGGAAAAGTCTTATACGAAAAAAACCCAATTGCAATACAACTTTATCCATTCTCAATGAATAAAGAATTATATGAAAGAATACAAAGTGGTAACCCTTATTCAACCGATAATGGAGCACAATATATTGGTCAATCAGGACAAGCATTATTTGATATTCAATACGTTACTATAAACGCTTTAGGTGAGACAGGACATTGGTTTAAGGTAACTCTTGCAAATAGAATAGGTAGTATTAATAAGGTTGGTACTTTTTTAGCGGATTATTATAGAACAATTAAGGTTGTTGAGTTTACAAATATTATGGCAAATATTATGGAGTCATTAAGTGGGGCGATATCTATTAGTGCTAATGTTGGTGTTGCTCAAGCCGAAGATACTAGTAAATTTATGATGATAATCCAAAGGGTTTTAGGTTTATGTTTTGACAATAAAAAAGAAATTGATGTTAGTGGTATTGCAAAATTGGCGGAATTAGACGATATTGATGAGTCATTTTTTGAATTCACAGATATTGATTTACGTAATATAGACCAAAGAGTTACTAACATTAAAAATGGTGTGGTTGAATTTGAAGATTGTGGTAATGTTAAATTACCGGTTAATTATGATGATATTCTAAATGATTTAGGTACATTAAATTTTATTGAGGATAAGGACTTAGTTGATGCTGCGGATGCGTTAACTCAAACGTTAATTAATAATCCCGAATGGCAAGGATTTGCTATTCAGGGTAATATTAAAGCCGCGGTAGATTTAAACTTCCTTAAATTAATTGTTCAAGGAATTGCCGCCGCTCTACTATCTCCAAAAATATTATTACCAATATTTGTAATGTTAAAGTCAATAGGTCAAACATTTGTTGATGGTGTTAATTCATTTGTTGATTTTATGAAAACCTTTAAAAAGTTTTTTATAAATTTAATATCAAAAATTGGAGCGTTATTTGTTAAAGAACTTTTTTATCTAATTAAAAAAGATATTTTAAATTTAATACAATCAGTAATCCAAGACGTTGCTAGAGAAAAATTAGATAAACGAATTATTATAATTTTAAAATTAATTCAACTTATCATAATTGTTGCTCAGTTTATTTCAGATTGGCGTAAATGTAAAAGTGTTATTGATGAAATTCTGTGGCTGTTAAAAATTGCGGGAACAGGTTGGGGTGGTGATATACCATTACCACTATTGTTTGCCTCCCAATTTGCGGGTGGGTATTCTGAAACTCGAGCATTTATTGGGGCTATTGAGGAAATGCAAAAACTTGGTATTCCAACAGGACCAATGCCTGACGGAAGTCCTAATTTAGATGTTTTAAAAATGTTAGGACAGATGAAAGCTATGGCTTCGGAAGAGGCGGAAAATGGTAAGGTACAAATTGCGGTAGGGGCATTAACAATGACCCCAGCAGGTCTGACAGTTCCTGCGAGTTCTTTTGGTAAAAAAATGTAATTATGACGAAAAAAGAACAATCAGAAAAAGCCATAAAAATAATAAAAGATTACAAATCACACTCAAATAAAGATTTGACTTTTGTTATGGATTTTATTCAAGAAGATTTTAAATTTACCAAAGACGCCGTTATTAAAATGACCGAACATTTAGATAAATTAGAATTAACTTACAATACTATTCTTAAAGAATATCAAAACAGAACTAGTAAATAATGAAAATAGACGAATCTAACATACATCAAATTATATTTCCGGGAATTGTTTATGATAACGAAGACCCGATGATGTTAGGTAGACTTAGAGTCATACCTGAAACTCAAACATATACCGATATTATAGCATCAGTTCCCAATTGGAATGAGGAGATTGATAAATGGACATCAAAAGACCCATTAATCTTCTTACCATTATTACCTTTTTATTTTAGCCAAGTACCAAAAAAAAATGAGTACGTACACATTATATACCAAAATAAAAAATTTAACTTTCAAAACCAATTCTATATTCAAGGTCCGTTTTCATCACCAATGACAACACCTTTTGAATATTACCAAGGTTCTAAGAAATTTTTAGCGTCTGGTGATAGAATTAAACAAGGTATCTCAATTAAAAATAGTGAAGGACAATATCGTAACAAAGATAGTTATGGCGTATTTCCTGAACCAGGCGATAACGCATTATTAGGCCGTGGTTCTGCCGATGTTGTTGTTAAAGAAAATGAGGTTTTAATTAGAGCGGGTAAAACAAAAGTATTAAGTACAACCCAAATACCTGTTGGTAATACCTTGAGGTCATTCTTACAACTTTCAAATTTTACTCAACAAAAACTTTTATTACCTCAAGAAACCCAAACTAGATTAATTGAAAATGTTAAGGTGGTTAAAAAAATAATAATTTGGGATATTGAAAATTTAGAAAATACTCAGAATGTCTTTAATGGGTCTGTTGGTTTATATAATGTAATTCCTAGTCAACGAGTTAATAGTAAAAATTTTAAATCCGATACTATTGTTAATTTAAGCGTTGGTACTGATTATAGTGGTCCTATTGAAGAGGTTAAATTTACCGCCACAAATTTTAACGATTCATTAAGTTTAATTAATAAATTCTGTGATGGAGTTTTTAAAAATTTTATTGACTTACCTAATTATATTGTTAATAATCAATTACGTAATATACCCCAAGACCAAATATTCCCTTTTGTAGTTACACCATCAAAATTAACATATCAAAAAGGTACTAAATTCTCGCCATCACAAGTTGTAAATGATGTTGCGGAATTAACTAATTATGTTAAGTTTTATAGTAAAATTAAATTAAATATGGGATTAATTAATAGTGGGTGGTTTTTAGTTTGGGAAAACAAAAATGGTACTGCTGTTATTGGCCCTCAAGGGGATATTAAGATTGAAAAAGTTACACCATCCGAGTTTGTTCCTTCAGATGTATCCTATGGTATTTTAGGGTCCCAAAAAATTTATTTACTATCACAAGACTCTACAGGACCTAAAGGTAAAATTAGTTTAAGTCAAACTTTATATGGTATACCACAAGATAAATTTGTTGGTGACGAAAGTAGTATTTATAGTAAAACATATCCAACAACAAGGGGGGATGAGTTAATGTCACTACTTAGAAAAATATTTTCATTTGTTACTGGACACGTACATCCTGTTGCCACGGCACCACCTATTCCTGTCGCTGCAGGTAATGGACAAACCGCAGCAGAAATTAATGCAATTCTTGCTGACGCAGAAAATACCATCTTAAATCAAAATATCCGAATTAATTGATATTTATAAGTAAAACACTTAAATGTCAATTAACAACTCCTACTTTAGTAAGAACAATACTATCATATCCAACAGTTTCACCAATACTGGTAGAAACCCAGTTACGGAATTATTTTATGGTTCTACCGCAGTGTCTCAATACCCTAGTGGGTATAGTAGATTCATATTCGATTTAGACCTTTCATTACTATTTCAGAAGATAAATGACGGCACAATTTCAACTTCAACAACTTGTACCGACACAATTGTCCACACTCTAAGAATGGTGAATACCTCAACCTTTGATATTGAGTTATTAAATACCTCAACATCTCAAGGTAGAAAAAGGGCAACATCATTTGATTTAATATTATTTAGAATTCCTTATATCAATAATGACCCACTAACCCCACAAATTTGGGATGAGGGTGTTGGTTATGATTTTGCCGACTTAATCTACGATTATAGTGACTTTGATAAGAACTTCTCTGATAGACCATCAAATTGGTTTCAAACAACAACCATTGGGGTTTGGACAGAACCAGGAATATATGACAACACAAATACCGCAACAGGTACGGGGGTCAATTATTCGGCAATAACTATTGTTGACGTACAACACTTTGAGTTTGGTAATGAGAATGTTAGTTTTGATATGACTAGTGAAATAAATTCAATTATTAACGGTTCATTAACTAATGTAACCGGATGGGGAATCGCTTACAAACCTCAGGTTGAAAACTTATCGGGACTTACTGATACCTATGAAACTCAATTTTTTACAAGACATACTCAAACATTTTACGAACCGTTTTTAGAAACAAACTATAACGACCTTATTGAAGACGATAGAAATTTATTCTCTTTAGGTAAGACAAATAAACTTTATTTGTACTTGTTTGATAATGGTAACCCAATCAATTTAGACAACAATCCAAATGTTACTATTATGGATTCTTCGGGGACTGAAATTGCCGGATTAACAGGATTAACTACCTGCCAAAGAACTAAAGGTGTTTATGAAGTTATTATACCACCACTTATTGGGTATCAAACACCATGTATGTTTACCGATAAATGGTATAACTTAAATTACAATGGTTTCCCATTACCTCAATCATTTAATGAATTCACAATACAACCATTAAAAAATTCAATTCAAATTGGTACTAATTCTGTCGACCCAAAATTATATGGATTTGATTTTTATGGTATCAAACAAGATGAAAAAATATATAATACCGACATTAGAAAAGTTGGTGTTATCATAAAACAAGCTTACACAACTCAAAAACTTTTACAAAATGTTAGTGCTTATTATAGAGTCTATGTTAGAGAAGGTCAGACAGAAGTTGAGGTTCAAGATTGGACTAAAATTAATAGAACACCAAACGAATACTATTTTATATTTGATACTAGAGATAAAATCCCTAACGAGTATTACATAGATATTAAGGTGGATAGTAGCGGAGAGATAAATACATACAAACGACAAGTTAAATTTCAAATCGTTAATATGAAGTATTTAGATTAATAAGATATTTATAATAAAAACAAAATGTTAAATAAGATAAAATTATTAAATTTTACATTATAACCTATAGAAATTAAAAAAAAAATAAAGATATGCCAAATTATATTATAAATGAATGTATAACTAATGATGTATACATTCTTTCTGCATCAACGTTAACTTTGGGGGCCACAGTAGAGTTCGATATTAGCGAGGCTCGATTTTGTGGTACTGTTGGGGCAGTAACAGGAAGCTCGGAAACTCTAAATATATCCTTTGTTCAATTACACGACGATTGTTGTGCGTGTTTAAGTGGTCTTACAGAGTCTTTAAATTTTAGTTTTATACGATGTGGTACAGAAGAACAAATTAATATAGAAGCAACTAACTTTTGTAGTTACTTTGGTGCTCCTACAACAGGTGTTACTTATGAAATACAATTTGGTCGTGAAACACCATTTTGCGTAACTTTTGATGGGTTAACTAATTCGGGTGAAACAAATTATTATTACGTTTCAGGACCCTTTTTAGATTGTGAAGATTGTGTATCACCACCGCCAATAAGTGCCAACACTGAATCCACTATATGTCAAGAAGTATGTGACAATTCGGTAATTACAATAATTCCACTACATCCAACCTATATAAATAGTGCGGGCCAAGAAGTAGTTCAAATGAACGCGGTTCTTATCGGTGGTAACGGATTAAATAGTTAATATGAAACAGATAGTTAAACTTAATGAAACACACTTAACTAAACTTATTAAAAAAGTATTAAGTGAACAAGAATCTCAAAGATACATGTTTTTTAGTAATTTAGAACAAATGAGAAGACAATGTGATTTGTTATTAGATTTAGACCATGATATGGTTGAGTCTATTTTAGAAAATGGACATGACTGGGCTCAAGACCATATTGCAGAATCTAAAAATAACTTAGACCAAGTATTTGATTTCTTAATGAATGAAACCAAAAAAGACGGTATGGAATTATCTATGTCTATTGATGATAAAGATATGGCCATGATGGAGGGTCGTAAAAAAACAGGTACACCCCTTTGTGCAAGAGGTATTGCATCTGCAAAGGCTACATATGACGTATATCCAAGTGCTTATGCTAATGGTCACGCTATTCAAGTATGTAAAGGAAAAATGAAAGGTCTTGATGGTGAAACACATTGTTCGGGAGCTTATTGTTAAAAAAAAATATATAATTAATTTTTTTATTTAAATAATATCATTATATTTGTAAATAAATACTAATATAAGATTATGAAACAAATTATTCACAAATTAAAACGATTAATCCAAAAACAATATATTAAATTCTATCGGTCTTCAACCCCAAAAATTACTACATACGAAAAAGATTGTGTTTCTATTTGTGAAAAATTAATAAAAAAAAATGAAACTGTTTTATTGTTAACCCCAATCTCAAACAAACGTTATATTAAAAACGAAGAAGACCAAATTTTCGTAATTTTAGAAAATTATAGCGTAAAAATAATCAACCACGTTTATTCGTACACTGTAATATTAGGAGATAATTCGTGGAATTCTGTAGTTACTTTATTTGATTCAGAAGTTGAGTCAAGACGTAATAAATTTGAAAAAGAAATTACTTCTAATATCAAATATTCTATTAAAAAAATTTTAGAAAAAATATAACAAAAACCTAATAAACTAAATCATATGAAAAAATTATTTATCGCACTAGCATTGTTCACTTCTTGTAATTTGTTTTCACAAACAATTACAAATACGGTTAATCCAAAAACTGATACATTAGTTTATATTGGTTATGACATCAATCAGTTTAGTGCAGAATATGCTCAAGAAATGGCCACTTGGTCTAATGAAAAAATTGATTGGTTTAATAAAACTTTTTGTTACACACGAGGAAACTTTACAATCCCCGACAAACCTATCCAACCTTACCAAAAAGAAGATTAAAGTTTATTTAGGTAATCGGCCCACTCTTTCTCTGTACCAGCGTCAATTGAACAGAAATGATTAACGCTAATTCTATTACTAATCAAATAAATTTTTTGATTCGGGTTCGCCATTTTACTTTTTTCTAAGAAATCTTTATTCATCTTAGCCGCAGGAACAACATCTAAGATTACTGTGGAAGGTTCATATGATTCTCTTGGTATGGTTGGGGATGGTGTTAAAAATATTCTTTTAAGTCCACCACCATTTAATCCTCCGTACATATCTTCTTCAGAATCTAAAGTTAACCCACTTTCTCTAAATGAATTGTTTTTACTTTGACAAAAAAGATTAAGTACCTTTCCTTTAGGTGCGGTTTGTTCTGTTAAAACTCGTTTAACAATTTTTATTAAATCGTTTTCGTTAAGTTTAATTACTTTTTTTTCACCAACAACCACAGTATCTTTTTTTATTTCAATCCATTCTTTTAATGTTGTGATTGGCACAATACTTTTTTTACCACCAGGAGTTTGATTAATATTATTCCCATCTTCATCACTAAATGTTGACATAGGGTTATTTTTAATATAGTTAGAAATCTTTTTTACTTTATTCTCCATCTTTTTAATTTTTTTTTTAGGTGTACTCATCTTACCGCCATAACTATCGTATTCCAACTCAGCATCAATATACTTTGATACGGGTGTTGTAAATGGTTGTAATGACTCTTTACTAAATTCCCTAACACCAGGTTGCAAAGGAGAAACATAGGACCCTCTACCACCACTACTATCAGAAGTTGCCTCAAGCAATATTTTCTTTATTAATTGATTTAGCATAGAATTTTTAATATACTTATAAATACATCAAAAAAAGATATTATTACAATGGAAGAACAACAATTATTTGGAAAACTATTCGACACAATACCACTACTAACTGAAGACCATTTAGATGTGTTACTACAGTCTATGGATAAAGACAACGCATCATACATATTAATACAGGCAGTTAAGAAAGCGTACCACGATGGTGTGTATTCTTTAGGTGAGTCTGAAGTTGTGTCAAGGGCAATTAGAGTTATGTCAAAACAAGTAATTAAAGACGAAACAAAAGATTAAGCATCAGTTGATGGGTCACCACCCCCTGATGTCTGTGACGACGAATTATTTGTTTTTGCCACAACAGGTGCTCCAACAGGTGCTCCAACAGGTGCTCCAACAGGTGCTCCAACAGGTGCAACATTTGTTGTTACCCCTAAAGCAGCAATTATCGCAGCAATAGTTTTAGGACCTATTTTACCATCAACCACCAACCCTGATTGTTTATTAGTATTTAACCAAGTTTGAATATCTTTAGCCGAGTAGTTTGTTTTACCAGGAGTCGCAGGTGTTAATGCAGATTTATCTTGCGGATTTTTCGCTTGTAAATAATCAGGAGCACCATCACCATCTGAATCAGCATTAAATCCAGAAAGACCTGGACCTGCGGGTGTACCAGGAGTCGCAGTTGTTGCCGTAGTAGGGACAGGGATTTCCCCATCTTCATATGGACCCGCCTCTGAAATAATTTTTTTAATAGTTTTTTCTCTAATACTTTCATGTAAATTTAAAATCCTATTTCTTTCTTCAGTATTTAAATTAAATCTATTCATAATATTTCTTTATTAATAAATATCTCAAAATTTTTAATTATACAGTAATTGGTGTTTAAATAACTTATTAATATTTTTTTATAACATAAAAAAAAGAAACAATTTCTTGTATCCTTTATCCTATTCCGTTTTATTTGATTTACGAATATTCTCAATACCCCACATTGGTTGTAGGTTATCTAAGGACCAACATCTCATAAACTCTTCATCACCCATTTCAGAGATATTAAAATAAGTTATAGGTAATTTATGGTCAACATGCCATTCACCATAATTGTCCCACGTCATTGTCTCCTTGAATTGTAATTCTAAATGTGATATTAATTGTTCAGGAGTGTATTGTAATATGTCAAAGTAATGTCCGTATTTATCCACATTACTTTCTTTTAATACGGTGTAGATAGCAGTTCTGAAATTACTGATTAGTTTATAGAGGGGGTCTCTCGCTTTACGATTTCTTTCGTAATCACGTTTTATTTGACGAATTTTATCAACATTATTTTCTCGGTATTCTTTAAGATATTTAGTTAAATGTTCTTTATTTTGTTCTGCCCATTTTTTGTGATTTTTCTTTAGACGTTCTTTTGTTTCAGGTTTAGAAAAATATTTCTTTGTTGCAACTTCTCTACCGCCAATAAATCGTCTTCCTGACGGTCCCATAATAATACCATTTTCTTTTAATATTCTTAAAATTGTTGGTTTACTTATGCCTATTTTTTCTGAAATTGTTTGAGAACCTAAAAGTTCTTCATTATACATTTTAAGTATTCTATTTAATTCTTCTTCTGTAGGTATAAATTTTTTCATATAATATAAATATATAATTATTATACCAAAAAATCAAGTGTTATATATTAAACATAAAAAAAGGGACAATAAATTGTCCCTTTAGTCTTATTCTTTAAGATTTTGATTATCTCAATTCTCTTAAATCGAATGTACGAACACCATCAACAGTAATACGTCCATAAAAACGGTTGTTGACCATCTTTTTTGCGTATCTCGTCATTATTCCTTTTATCGGAGTAAAGTTGAACGGATTGTACATTGTAGGTGTTAATTGTAGAGGTACATACGGTGCGTAGATGTAACCTGTGTCTAACAATGATGTTCCTTTGTGTCCTACTAACACTGTGTTAGCTGGGAAGTAAGGGTCACGGTAAACTTGGTAACGTCCTGCAAGAGTACCAACTCTTTCAATACCCATGTTATACTGGTCTTGCTCAGGAGATGCGTTAGATACGTGGAAGTACTCTAAATCATCAAAAATAGCTGAAATCTCAGAAGAAACTACAATCCAGTTAGCTCCACCTCTTAATGTAGATTTGTGGATTTGTGCTGACAATTGGTTAATTGCAGTAATTAATGTTTGATTCCAATCTTTTTGAGTATAAGATGTAGTTTGAGAAATTCTTCTCCATCCGTTGTAATCCCAACGTAAGTTCCATGCTGCTCCTTTACGTAAATCTCTTAAGATTTCACGGTCAATTTCAGCCGCAACTTGTTCAGACAATAAAGCTGTTAATTCAGCTTCAGCATCGATGTTGTGGAATGCAGCAACGTCTTGAGCTAACTCAGGAGACCATTGTGCTCTTAATTTTCTTTCTGTAACAGATACAGTAACTGAATCTAAGTCGAAAGAAACCTCACCTATTTTGTCTTCAAATTCTAATTCTTCGTAACGTCTGAACGCTGCGTAGAATGATGTTCCTGAAGCCGCTTCAGTAATAGTAGTACCTGTGTAACCATCTAAAGATGTTGAATCACAATCAGCACATACTGGACAAGATAAATCAACTTCTAAGTAGATACATCCGTTAGCATCACATACGTTTTTAAACGAACCACCGTTACCAGTTGATGCCCAAGTAGTTTGAGTAGTGCTACCGTAAGAAACGATACCTTTACCATATTGTTGAGTAACAACTCTGAACAATAAAGCTCCTGTTGATACTGGACATGGTGTTGTTGCAGAAACATCTAAACCTGCACCTGTGAAGATAATTAAATCAGATAAGAAAGATTCTGTATCCATTTCATTACCATCAGGTCCGATTAATTTACCTGCTCCTGTGTCAGCAAAACCACACATTTTAACGATAACTTTTCTTGTGTTACCTGAAGGGATAGTTGCAGCACCTGCAGTATCACCTGAAATATTAGCATCAACTAATAAACCGTTAGTCCATTTTTGGATTGAGGTTGTAGCAGTGATTGCTGACCAACGACCTTTTGAATAATCGAATAAACCTGCTGGGTCTAAACCTGGTTCAGTTCCTTCGTAGAATAAGTCATAAAGGTTTTTACTTACCGCTCCAGCTCCTGTGTAACCTGCATTTTGAGATGTTGGTCCGTTTGGTGCTCCTAGTGGTGCGTAGTGGTCTCCTGAAGATACATCACTCCATTGAGTGTTAGTACCACCTGAATAACCTTGAATTTTAGGTACAAAGTAGAATAATTTACCGATTGGTAAGTTCATAGCTTGTACTGATACGATGTCATTCGCTAATAATTTAGAAAATACACGTCTTACGATAGGGAATACAACAGTTTCAAATGAACCTGAAGACCCGTCAGACGTTGCTTCGTTAATTAAGAAAGACGCTTGGTTCTCATATAATTGAGCTACGTTTTCTTTTAGGTGACCTTTAAGGCCTTCTAGGAATCCTAATTTATCCCATTTGTTAATTGTATCTTCTTTGATAACTTTAAGGTGTTTTAACCCGATGTTACCAACAAGACCTGATTCTAATAATGCTCCCATTTTTTTGGTTTTTTATTTTTTTTTTAGTTTATTTTATTTTATTTTAATTTTGACATTAAATCTTTCATTCTTAAGAACTGAGGATTTTCATATGTTTTAGACTCAATCAAATTAGCCGATGACCCTGTCGATGGAGAACTTTGAATAGTTCTTTCAATTGACTCATTCATTGGTTGATTTGTCTTAGACGAAAGGTTATCTTTTAATGTCTTATACAAGTTTTTAGATTCTTTAATAGTTTCAACACTATCAAAACGTCTTAAGATATTAATCTTTTCTTGTTTTGATGTTGAATGTTCTGTGAACAAACGTGTAGCGTATGCTAAGTTTGAGTTGAACACTGCAACTTCGTTTAATTTATTTCTAAAAATGTTAAGTGCTTTTCTGTACTCTTCATTTTTTTCTCTAAGAACTTGTAATTCTCTGTTATCAATACTTTCTTTTTGGATTGCCGTGTTAAATTTTGAATGAGCTCTTGGTTTTGGTAAACCGCCAGTTCTAAAATTAGAACCACTTCCTAAAGTTCTTGATGCTTCTTTGGTTTCAACCTTTTTAACAGTTTTCATATCACCGTCAAGATTTTCACCCTCTTTATATTCAAATTTTGCTTTACCAGTACCCATGGTTTTATTAACTGTTCTTTTTACAGTTTTAAAACCACCTTCTTGGTTAGGTTTGTTTGAATATATTTTTTTCTTATTTGGATTTCCAATTCCGACACCTTTAGGTTTGATTGACATTTTCTTAGATTCCATTACAGGTTCATCATCGTCGTATAGACCCATGTCTTCTTCGCCTTCTTGTTCGTCAAATTCAATTTCATAAACAATTTCTTCACTGTCCATTTCTTCTTCTTCTTCGTCAAATTCTATTTCATAAACAATTTCTTCACTGTCCATTTTAGGTTCGTCCATTCCAAAATCCATTTCTTCTTCTTCGTTAGTGTTAAATACTTTATCGATGATGCTATTAATGTCGTCTTCGTCTTCGTCTTCGTCTTCCATGCCAAAATCTGACATATCATCCATTTCGAACATTTCTGTTTCATCAACGTATTCGTCACCTTCTCCGACAATCATATACTCTTTTTCAGAATCTTTAAGATTGATATTACCTGAATTATCTTTGGTAACCACGATATTATCTTCAGGACCCATTAAGCTGAATACACGTAAGATTTCATCCTCGTCATCAACGTCAGTAAGGTCAATAGTTTCGTCGTCATCCATAGAATCTTCATCATCCATAGAATCTTCATCATCCATATCTAAATTATCCATATCCAAGTCCAACCCTTCTTCGTCAGACATATCGTCTTCCATTTCAGGTTCGTCCATTTCAATGTCTGTTTCAATCTCATCTTCTTGTTCAGTCAGAGACTCTTTTACTAGTTCTTTGATTTCTTGCTTCATAGTTGAAGCAAGTATTCCTTTTGCATTTTCAGCAACTGCATCCTCTAAATTTTTCATTTGGATGATTGCTTCTTCAACTAAAGATTTTTCTTTTGCCATTTGTATGTTTTTAATTTACTATATAAATATCCCCAATGTTAAAAAAGTTTTAATTAAACTAATTTAATAATTGGTTTTTAATTTATTATAAATAGTGCCATTTTTAAAAAAAAACAAAAAAGGGGACTAATGCCCCCTTTTTATTATTATCGAAATGTGAAAATTTTATTCTATCACCTCATCAATTTTACTTTCAACAATTGCGGTTAATCTCCAATCCTGTGTGTAGTTTTCGTAAACTTTAGTTACTTTGGCCTCAACATCAGTAGGGTTATAACCTTTTACTAATTTTTCTTCTCTTAATTTTTTAAGTTTTCCCGATTTTTCATCAATCATATCGGTTGTGATTTTTGCAATAAAATACTTTTCGTCCATGTTATAAATTTTTTTAATTTCCTAAATAATCGGTTAATTTTCTCATTAAGTCAAGTGATTTGTTACCATTTTCACCAACATTTCTTTCTACCGACATTTTTTTCTCTTCTTCCAAGTTCTCGTCAAAGTTAAATCTATCTTCAGGATTTTGGAATAAGTATGCTCCAGGTGTTGATGGTGATGATACTAAGTCAAAACAGATTAATTCAAAATCTTCTTGTACTTCATTCTGTTCACCAACTTTTTTAAGGGAACCCACCCCTCTTGAAGAAATCCCTAAGGTAACACCTTGTCTTAGGTAGTTAGCCGCCAAATCTCCTTTAGTTGATACAATACCTCTTTCGTGGAATCCTGGTGAAGTGAGTAATTGTATCTTACCCATTAATATAGGTCCTTCCCACCATATTTCATTTATTGCGTGAGATACTCTATCTAAGTCAATTAATGATGATTCAGGATGATTTAACTCTGAAAGAGCTGTACCTTTTTCTATCATTTTTTTATAGTTTTCCGCTTCTCTTTTTAAAATACGTTCAGGATATATTCTACCATTTCTATTTGGGGTGTTATATTTTTGTAATACCGCATAAAATTCAAATGGTTTAGAATGGTCTAACATATTACCTTTAGATTCTCTAATTAACTTTTCGTTACGATTGTCATTTGGATTAATATATCCCGCATCGTATTCAACAAGAATTGATTTTTTATTCAACTCGTTATTAATATTAATTTTTAAATTATCCATTTTTTTACCACAAATTTTCATTTATAACCACCAAAGGTTTTATATAAATATTAAACATTCTCTAATTGTAGCATCTCATCGTTTGTTTTGATTTTTTTAGTTAGATAAAAGTTAAAGTAATTGTTACCTATAAAGTTTTCGTAAAAAATTCTAGTAGTAATATCTTTAAGAGACTCTTTAATTTCTTTTGATTTAAAGTCATGTCCTTCATGATTCAAAAAGAAATTAATTTCTAAATTCATAAAAGATTTTTTACCTTGATTTAGTCCGCTGGACCTTAAATCTAAATCCACTATAAATTTATCATCAAATAACTCTTTATCTAAGGATTCGTAGATTGAATGTTTTATGGCTCTGTTCATATTAAGAACTGTCCGTGACCAATTTTGACACTCTGTGGTCGGTTCCACCCATGTTTGGATGTTAAGATAGAGTGACTTAAAATTCATCGAATCAACTGTTCCATATATTATTTTGGCGGTGTTGAATCCGTGAATATGTGAGGTTTTCCCCTTTTTCATTAAATTTCATAATTTTTAAGTTTATTGTTTTTAGAAAAATAGGTATATTTACAGCAATAGTCAAAATAAATATAAACTCAAAAAAATATGTTAATAGTAAAAGTAGGAAAGAATGTAACTCTTGAAAAAGCGTTAAAAATTTACAAAAGTAAAGTTATAAAGACAAGACAAAGTAGAGAATTAAACGAGAGAAAAGAATTCCAAAAAAAATCCGTTAAAAGGAGAAATGAAATTTCAAAAGCAAAATACGTACAAAAAAAATATAAATCAAACAATGATTAAAGATTCTCATTCAAACTTTTAAGTTTGAAATAAGTTAACTTGTCGTATTTTTCTGATATTACTTTATCAAGAGTTTCATCAATTCTTATTTGAGTTGACTTGTCCTTATTATTATTTTTCATTTCAGTTAATTTATTCACAACACTTTCTTTAACATTATCAAATTTTTGATTTAAAGTAACATCATCTTCAGATAAAAATTTTGTTAATTCTTTTTTATCTGACTCACTTAATGACTCAATAAAATTTGAGATTGTTTTATTTGCAATGTTTACCATAGAGGTTAACGGAATTTGAACGGTGTCTGTTTTCTTGATAGGTAATTTCTTAATAGTTTCAGAAATAAGTTTTTTACTTGTTATTCTTGATTCAATTGTTAAAATATCTCTTGAGAATAAATTATCAATATTATTATACTGATTAACAACTTTAGAATTTTTAACCCATAACTTTAGTGGGGTAATATCCGACTCTTGTATTTTATTAACGGTATTTTCATAAATGGTAATACATTCATTCACATAATCGTCAACAATAGATTCTGCCAATCCTTTATTAGAAGATAAATCATCATACAAATAAAAAAGTTTGCGTATCTTTTTATTTTCTAAAACTAACTTTTTAAATTTTTTGAATTCTTCTTTAAATGTGTCATTTTTATATGACTCTAATAACACATCTTCAATCTTTGATTTAATTATTCCAAAATTTGTCATCTCTTTTTATTTATAAATATCAATCTTTTAGAATTTTGTTTAATTCTTTCTCTATTTCACCTAAAGAATTTCTCGCTTTAGATAAATCAATAAATGAATCTGACTCTGTTAAGTTATCACTTTCTAATAAAATTGATAAATTATCACGTTTAAATGACTCAGGTGTTATCCCCGCGTCACCACCTATTTCAGGACCTGGAGGTGGTGGTGGTGCTCCTCCGCCAGTATCTTCAGGACCTCCTAATCCTCCTAAAGGTGGTGGGGTCGCTCCCACAGTTTGGGTTGCGCCTGATTTAACACCATATAATTTGTCAATATTATCAAATACTCCTGTATGGTTGATAATAGTTGCGGTATTAGTTAATTCTGCCCCAACGGCTTTCTCAACACGTTGTTGTTGCAAATCTAATTTAATTTCTTCATCCGAGAATCCTAGTACATGTTTCTTAGCCCAAGTCACTGACACTGGTGCAATACCCTCGATTGCCGTTACAGCATCTTTGTATAATAAAACTTTTTCTTTCCAAACATCAATTTTTAATAAATCGGCTTGTGTTGATGGATTAGTTAATCCTAAGGTAAAGTTTGATAATTCATCTTCAAAACCTAATAAGAATAAATGTATGATGGCGATTTTATTCATTTCTGCAATCATAGATTTTTGAATTCTATTAATTGTTCTTGCAAAACGGATGTCTTGTAATGATAAATTCTTACCATCACCAACCACTTCCTCAAACCCTAAAAACGCCTTAGGTACCCGAAGTGCGGTTAATAATTTCTTTTGGATGTATTCAATATCGGCAATCTCAGAAAGGTTCTGAGCTCCAGGTAAAGTATCAATTGGATTTGGCGCCGCTTGGTCACGAACAGGAATAAAATAATCTTGGTCAACCGCCATTTGGTTAAATCTCATATCAACATTACCTGATTGACTATCAACCACCTGACTACGTTTAAATTTGTTTGCAACACGTTGTACATATGCCTCAACATCTTTATCGTCCATGTTACCAACAAAAACTTTAAATACACGTCTTTCAGGTGCTCTTGAAGTCCGATAGATTAACATTGCGTCTTCCGACAATAATAATTGTTTCCAAATACGTCTTGCTTTTTCTAACATAGAAGTACCATAAGGTAATTTTCTATCATCACCTAATAATCTAAAGTGAGCAATTTCCCATGAATTAAATTCCATGTCTTTAGCCTTCCACTTAAATCTTAAACCTTTGTTTTCTACGGGTTCCTCAACGTTTGCAGATTTTGCCGCCATACCTCTTTCAAGTCGTTCAATCTCAATATTTGGTAATTGCATACAACCAACAATACCTTTCTCGGCATCTAATTTTAAATAAACAAAATTATCACCGTATTTTGCGGTATTTCTTGTCCACATTGGTAAATTAGTATTGATGTCTAAAACATTATTAAATAAATCAATTAAGATTGATTTAATACGTTTAGATTCTGAATAAATTTGTAACATGTATCCATTTTGGTCAACAGTTGTTGATTCTTCACCGTAGATATCTAAAGCCGCCGAAATTTCGGGAGTATATTCCATAGATTCGTAATCATAAAATGATGCTAATCTTGTTGGTTCATAATAAACCGCTTGAGTATATAAGTTACTCTCAATTTTTGTCCATTGATTGGCTAAGTAAAACGTTTGTTGAGCTTGTAGTTTTTCTCTTTCGTATTCCTGTTTTGATGATGTTTTTAATAATTCAGTCTTGTCTAAATTATATGTTGGATAATCTTGATTTAACAGGGCGTTAGGCCCAAAAGCTTGGGATAACCTCTGCCAAACTGTAAATTGATTATTTTGATTATTTTCCATGTAATAAATTTAATTCTAATTATCTATAATTAAATAGTTAATTTTGATTACCTTTTTTTCTGTTAGGGTCACCTTTTTGTTGGTTTATTTTATTATCACCACCAGGTTTAACATTACTAATACCCTGACCAGGCACGTTTAATTTACTGCCATTAAGCTTATTCCCCGATTTTTTTCTAGAAGTTAATCCCATGTGATGTTTTATTAATAAATATTATCTAACACCAAATAACCAACCATACTTTTGATAATCTTCTCTAGACATGTTCTGACTGTTATACTGATTAATTCTTTCAGACATGTGCGGTATAACAGGATTAAATTCTAATTTTTTTGATGTTTGGTCATTATTATTAACCGCCCAAGCCTCAATCATCGCTTTAGTGTGCTCAACAACCTTAGTCAAATTACTAAATGAAGACTCGGCAACGTAAGTTGCCATAGCCACCGACATAATTAAATCGTCATGATGTCCTTTTTGGTGGTCAGGACGGCCATTAATGTAGATGAACGTATTCATTTCATTAAAAAGTCTTGAACTATAAATTTTAAATCCATGTCTCATCCCCTCTTCAAATGACGAGATAATTTGAACCCTTTTATTGTTAAAGTTAATCCCTGGTATTTTTTCATGTGCCTTGGCATCGTACTTCCACTTATTAGCAGTATCGACACCATCAACATATAAGTCTTTGTAACCCATTTCCTGTAATTTTCTTGATGTGGAAACACCCATACCGCCAGTAATATCAATTACAATAAAACATGAATACATGTTGGCCCATTTATAACAAATTTCCGCCATAGTATCTGGTGGTAATTTACCAACATATTCTGCAACCTGTTCTCTCTCATCAAAATCAATAATTTGAAAGGAGCTAAAATCTTCACTATCTCCACGAGATACGTCAACCCCCATAATGTATTTATGGCCAACAACAGGTTCTTTCCAAATCCATAAAGCATTACCCATCATTTTATTCTTGGGTTCTGTAATAGAATTTTCTCTAATAGTTTGTAACATTTTAGAATCAAATACGTTATCACCTGAACCTAAGAAGTTACATTCCAACTCCTGAGATACTTTACGTTTATCATATTTTAATTTCTTAACCATCGCCTCAAACCAAGAAGAACAAGGTTTATAACCTTGGTCCATTAATTTTTTTAGTTCACTATAATCTCTTTCGGACGCTGGTATATGTGACCAACTAAGTATATCTTTTTCACTATACTCTTCTTTATTTAAAAGATAGTGAATCATATCCTCGGTTTTAACTAAATATAAATCTTTTGTATAACGAGGGTCACGAAACCAATACATTTCAGTAATCCTAAAGTCATTCATGTTTCTTAATGCTTGGTCGTATATTTCATAATAAATTCGGTCATAACCATTTGGCGTTGAGACTACAATTACTTTACCTCCTGTAGATAGGGACGCCATACAAGCCGCCCAAAAATCACTGTCGGCCTCGATAAACGCCGCCTCATCAAATACAAGTATTGTAGGAGTAAATCCACGTAAGGCATCTTTAGATGTTGCAACGGCTTTAACCTCACTACCGTTATTTAATTTATAATGTTTTTGTGAGTTTTTTTCAACTGCAAAGTCAACCCCAACCCAACTTGGCCATTGACCAACAAAGGCTCTAATCTTGTTCGCCATTTCTAATGACGTATCAAGTTTATTAGCAATTATAAGAACTTTTTCGGGTTTATTTTTTTTAGCAAAAGAAAGTTTCATCGAAGCCCAAGCTGCGGTAACTGTAGATACTCCCGCTTGTCGATATTTTAGGGCGATGTTTTCGTTATAATTCTCGTAATCTTCAAGTAATGATGCTTGGTCAGGAAATAATTCTAATGGTACGTATTTAGAAACTGTATTGTCGTAGGTTTGTAGATAAGTTCTTAACGCGTATTTTACATCCTTATGACATTTTACGTACTCTATTAGTACCTGTTCTTTGGATAAATTTAACATGTTTCATTATTTTGGTCTCGATAATCCTAGTCCATTTAAGAAATCATCAAATCCTTCATCGTCATCTTCATCGTCACCGCCACTCAACGCTTCTTCCGCGTCATATTCTTTCAATTCAGTAACAATTTCATTAACCATCCTCTGAATAAATTGAGTTCCTTGTGGGTCACCTGAAAGTATAAGTTTAGCAACTCTAAAAAATTCTTCAGCATTTAATTTAGAAAATCTCATAAATAAGTAATGTTGGATGTGTTTCATGTCTTCATCAAACAATTCGATTGGATAAGCTTGTAAGAATTTTTCCCAAAAAATTGGACCTAATCGAGAATCCCAAATTTCTGCCGGTAAAGTATCTTCAGCACTCATAATCATTTCTTGTTGTTTTGGGTCATCAGGTAAACCGTGAGTACCAAATATTTCGTAAATACCTTTAACTAATTCATGAATTAAAAGCGGGAATGTCATTGCTCTTGCTTTAACTGTTGGTGGGTCAGTTTCGGTATCAACTTCTGATTGTCCCATTTGACCACCACCGCCACCAGCCATTCCTTCCATATCAGGGAATAACCAATATGCGTGTTCCATTAAAGATTGTGACACGGTGTATAAATTCATTAATCTAGGGTCAATATCATTAAGTTCTCTTGAAACTAAATTAAACATGTGACCGCCTTTAAACGCAGCACCTTGAATAAGTGAGTTAATAAATCTTCTTTTAGCTCTTTCTAAATCAAATGTTTCGGCGTCACCCATAAACTCTTCGATTTCTTCTTCGCTAGGCATTTCAGGTTCTTCTTTCATTCCTTCTGCCGCACCCATAGGTCTCATAACTAATTTAGCGTCAAACTGCATTGCTCCTTCAGGAATACCCATCTCTTTAATAACTAAATCAACTGCAAGTTGTTCTAAAACTTCTTTGTTTTCCATTTGAATTGATACAACTGTTTGTAACGATTGCATCGCAGTCATCATTAGATTATTTAATGGATTGCCCCCTTGGATTACTCTGGTGTCACCCATGGCTCTTCTAACTTTATCTACAGAATCTTTAAATCTTTTTGATGATATTAATTCAATATAATCCTTATCCATCTTAGGGATTGCAGGAAAGTTATTGTAAGGAGTCTCTTTTGACGTAATTTTTCTTTCAATACCAGGTTCCATTCTTTCAGGCCCTTCATAATCAATAGGAGCTTCTTTTAAGTTATTTTTTAACTCACTTAAAAGACTACGTTCATTATTAGTTAACCCTTCACTAACTAATTTTTTTTCTAAAAATTTTTTAACTTTTAGGTTTTTTTCTGTATTTGGATTTAGACTCATTTTCTTACTTTAATTTAATTCCTAATGATTTAAATGACAACCAACTTGGTACCTTTTGTTTAGCTTTAGGTGCAGGTTTAACTCCTGGTTTAGGTAGGTATGGTGTTCCAGGTTTTGATGGTCTTGTTGGGGTATCAACATCAGGTCTAACCCCTGGTATTGATGGTGCCGTTTTAGGGCCTTGTTCTTTAACTAAATTAAGGAATTCCCTTTTAGTCATTTTTGGGGTAATATGTTTTTCAACTAATTTCATAATTTTTTTTTCTATTTCATTTTCACCAAAGGTAACGCTTGGAGACATGGAATTCAACTTATTTTTTACACCACCCGCATATGCCGCAGAAACTTTATTAACTAAATTATTTAAACCACTTTCTTTCGCTTCTGTTTTTTTCTTTTCAGGTAATTTTTTAAAGTTTGTTTTGTCGGCAAATTCTTCGGCCATTTTACACCATTTCTTCTGTTCTTTTGTTTTACCATCACCACACTTAGCAAAGAAATATTTTTGTTGTTTTTTAGATTCAAATTTCTCTGCAAGATTTTTATATTCTTGTAATGAATCAGGGTCACCATCACCCGTAGGTCCTTTTTGAATAGGGTCCTGAGTATCACCTTTCATTAACCACTCCATTTCAGAATCAGTGTCTTCAGTCATCTCAGTCTCCATGGGAGTCGCTTTCATAGTACCATCAGGTTTCTTTTCAAACTTATATCCCTTCCCTGTTGGGTTATTTGGTAAATCGCCTCCTTGAGCCCCTATAGTAACAATTTCTTTAGCAGGTTCAGTAGTTTTAGTAACTTGTTCTTTATTTTCTTTTTTAGACTCATTAAGTCTGTTAAACAAAATATCCACTTGTGATTCACTTAATCTAGTGACAGTGGACGCTTTCAACCCGTGTTGTATTAATCTTAATTGTTTTTGGTTAGTTTTCATAGACAACCTTTTTTTCAAATTCTAAAACGATATCACGTTCATATAATTTATCTTTGACAGTGGTCTCTTCGTCACCGAATCTAAACACTAATCTTTTTTGACGGTCAAAATCAACCTCGTCACTCTCATTCTCCCAAGCTAAAGCAATTACACCATCTATAGAATCCAACATTGAGAAGTTATCAGAATTTTGGATTACTGATAATGTAACTTGGTCATTTTTTAGAGTCCCTACTTTTCGTATGAATTCTAAATCAGGTGGTAGTGGGTAACCGTTAGACGGTTTTGATTCCCAGTTTTCCCCCCATATATTTTCTAAATTATCAGAAAATATAAATTCATATATGTTATCACCCTTATAATTAGGTCCTAATTCATTAACATATATCAAATAAATCATTATAGTATCTGACCTTTAACAGTAACTCGAAATTGTTTATTGTTCATTTCAAACACTAAATTTTTGTGGTTTGTTTTTCCAACAAGTTTTGCGTTAGGATATTTGGACACTAACTTAGTTGATGCAACTTCTTGAGAAATACTTTCAGAAACAGTTTTAATTTTACTAATAGTTTTTAATTTATTTTCTTTAATTAAATTCTTTTCGTTTTCCTCAACTTTAAAGTATTTTTTTAATATATTATCAATTTTAGATTCGGTAAAAAGTCCTTCGATAACATCTTCCATGTGTTTACCATGTTTTGGATTAACACCTTTAATTTTTGAGTGATGGTTATGTCCTTCACCAACTTCTTCATATCCACCTTCACCATATAAATTATCATCAAATTCTTGGCCGTCCATATCAAAATCACTTTCAGACATTTCACCAGTAGGTTCTTCAATACCTATTTCTTCACCGTCAGGTTCTTCCATATCCATTTCTTCACCACCAAATTCTTCATCATTTTCAACACCTTCAAGTTTATTTAAGATATCTTCTTTATCTTCTTCGTCTAAAGATTCTAAATTTAATGCCGATAATATAGAATTAACAACATATTTAATGTCTTTAGAGGTCATTGGTTCTTCATCTTCTTGAGAGTCTTGGAAAGCCCTTAATTTCTGAGCTAATTTACCTGTCAATTTTTGAATAACTTTTAATGTTATAACTTCATCCTCTTCAGGTTGTTCCATTTCTTCACCTTCAGGGTCTTCCATACCTAAATCATCTTCCATACCTAAGTCATCTGTTGGTGCGGGTGCAGGTGCGGGTGCAGGTGCGGGAGCAGGTGCAGGTACGGGAGCAGGTGCGGGAGCAGGTGCCGCTTGTTCCTTAGTTTCCCCCATTTTTAAAATGTATTTTGTTGCCGCTTTTTCATCTACATCACTCTCACCAAATAATGAAACATTTGATTCATACCCTTCGTTAACATTAACCTCTTTGGCAATTAAGTTAAGACGTTTGAATGCTTGTGAATAAGAAGAATAGTATTTTCTATTTTTCATTGGTTCTAAGTAATCATTTTTACCCGCAGATTCTGCTAGTGTTTTTTTAATCACATATCCGTTTTTTTCTTTAACAATTTGATAATTGTTTCCGTCAGATAAAGTCTTTATATATTCGATTGATTTATCTTCATTTACAGGTGTCGGCATATTTTCATTATATCTAGAAATCTCAATGATACGGTTGATTTTGTCCATACCTTGTAATTTTTCACTTCCGATTGGTTTTAAGTTTCCCATTATTTTGTTTTTTTTAAAATTAATTTATATTATAAATATATTCAGAATCAAAAATGTTATCGTTCTAACATAATTCAGTCATTTATTTAAATCCTAATGCCGCCAATAATGGGGTTAACCAACTATTAACTTCTTCATTATTTCCTTTATTATCTTTAGTAATGACCGTATTTTCTTCACTACCTTTGGTAATTACAGGATTCTCGGAATTTGTTTTATCGTCATTACTATCAACATTATAGTCAGTACTTGTTTTATTAGTAAAAATTTTTCCAGAATTTTTTAATAAACTTCTTATATGTTCACCATAAGGTAAACCTATGTGTACATGAGTCATTGTGTCATGACCAATCCATTCAGAAATAACCCCAATGTAATCACCAACTTTAATAGTATCACCAATTTTTAGTTTTACATTTTTAACGTGAGTGTAAAAAATATTGGGAAATCCCTCAGCACCTTTAATTGATACTTGTGTCCCAAAAATTTTTCCAGAATTTTTTCCTGTATCTCTAATGTTAGTAACAGTACCGTTAGTATATGAATTAACAACTGTATTGGGAGGTGCGAAAATATCCCAAGCGTTATCTGATTGCCAATTACCTAATTTTCTACTACCGTGATTTTTTGGCCCGTTTTCTAAATCAGTTTTAAAATTACCTCCGATATTGGTGGATGATTCCTTCAGGGATAATTTTTTATCAATATAATTATCTTCATATTGATATAACTTTTCAATATACCCATTTCTTCTTAGTACTTTGAAAACTAAATTTTCATCCGAATATTCACCACCCTCTTCTAACCCACAAGTTCTATACTTTTTAAGTTTTTTCTTGTATTTGTCAATTATTTGTTTAGCCTCGTCAATAGACTCATCTTTAACATTTTCAATAACCCCATCAATAATATCCATCCATTGTTTTGATTTGTTTTTAATCAATTCAAGGTCAATTTTAATATTTTCTTTTTTAGGTTTGTTTTCCCATTTATCAAATAAAACCGAGTACACCCCACTACTAAAGTGAGCCTCAATTTCATTTTGAACATATAACTCAACTTCATATCCGTAGATGCTGATATCGTGTTTGTCGTTATATATGGTTTTTTTTAATTGAAATAATTCTTCGTATAAAGGTAATTCAGTTTTAGAGAACTGATTGAAGTCGACTAAAATGTGTAAATCAACATCTGAAAATTTTGACCAATTATAGTTTGATAATGACCCAGTCATTATAACATCTGATACAACAATATCTACTTTTAAAAACTCTATAAACTCATAAGCAATCTGAAGTAGACGTGACCTAACTTTAGGTGACATTTTTTTTAAAGAATCATCCCAAATTTTAGGGTTTAATTCCTCTTGCACCTGAAAACTAGTTAATATACTTTTTAAATCGCCCATTAATAATAAATAGTCGAATATTGATAATAATTAAAGTTTAGTATATTTGAATTTTTTAGAAATTTCTGTGTTAAAAAATTTACCTTGTGATTCATTCATTCTAAATCTTGTGTAAACCTCATGAGGCACCGCATCATATTGGTATTTCATACCGTTTTTAAATTCCACCACCATTAATTTGGTTTCGGTGTCGTACTCAGTTTTTACTAAGTTACTTGAGTCAATCTCATTAATAATCTTCGTCCCGATTATCTCTTCTTTTTTTACTGCCATTTTGTAAAGGTGTTTCTGAATCTATTATTTGTAATTTACCTCTAAGATAATGAACAAACTCATTGTGGTCAATATCAGGAAAAAAACTTTTTAATTCTTGGAATAATTTTGAATGTAAACTGCTAAACTTTTGAAAGTTCCTCATAATATCTTGAGGGTAGTATGGTGGGTTTTCTAAATCTTTTTCTGACCATCCTTCTCTTTGAAAGGCCTGTCTAAGATTCTTATAGGTTTCTATAAGTTCTTTGTCGGCACCAAGAGTCTCAATATATTTGGTATAGTGTTTTATCATATTCATAAATATAACCAAAAATTAAATTTTTTAATTTAGATATTTTTCTTACCTTTGTTCCTGTAGTTGAAAATACAAAATTAATCCTTATAATTAACTAAAAACAAAATATGATAGAATCTGTGGACAACGGGGGAAAGAATAACCCACCTAAATCAATATCTGACTCTTCAACACCTGTGTTGGATAACTTCAGTAGAGATTTAATTAAATTAGCCGAACAAGGTAAATTAGACCCTGTTGTTGGTAGAGAGAGAGAAATTACGAGGATTGCCCAAATTCTTTCTCGTAGAAAGAAAAACAACCCTATTATTATTGGTGAACCTGGTTGTGGTAAAACCGCAATTGTGGAAGGATTGGCAATTAAAATTTTTAACGGCGAATGTCCAAGAAATTTAATGGATAAAAGAATTGTATCGTTAGATATGACTTCAATAGTTGCGGGCACAAAATATCGTGGTCAGTTTGAGGAACGTATGAAAGTAATTATTGAGGAATTACAAAACGCCCCAAATATCATTGTGTTTATTGATGAGATTCACACTATAGTTGGGGCGGGTAATTCATCAGGTTCTTTAGATGCGTCAAATATCTTTAAACCAGCACTTGCTCGTGGAGAAATTCAATGTGTTGGTGCTACAACTCTTGATGAGTATCGTAAAAACTTTGAGAAGGATGGAGCGTTAGAAAGACGTTTCCAAAAAGTTATTGTTGACGCTTCAACAAAAGAAGAAACATTAGAGATTCTTAAAAATGTTAAAGATAAGTACGAAACATTCCATAAGGTATCCTATACTGATGAAGTACTTTCTGTATGCGTTGATTTGGCCGCAAGATATATCACGGATAGAGAGTTCCCTGATAAAGCATTTGATATTATTGATGAGGTTGGTGCAAGATGTCAGGTTGAAATTAAAATGCCTGAGATTATTGAAAAATTAAAACAAGCCGCCACAGATGTTAAAATTGAAAAACTTGATGTTGTTAAAAAACAAAATTACGAAGAAGCTGCAAATTTACGTGATAAAGAAAAACGTATTCTTAATAAATTAGATGTTGAGAAGAAAAAATTTGAAGATGAACTTTTAGTTAAGAAGAAAGAAGTTTCTATTGAATTGGTTTATGAGGTTGTTTCAAATATGACCAAAATCCCTATCAGTAAACTAAATGCGGATGAAACCAAATTATTGTCTGAAATGGAGGCAAACTTATCTGATAAAGTTATTGGGCAATCTGAGGCGGTTATGAAAATTGCTAAGTCAATCAGACGAAACAGATTAGGTATCAAAGACCCTAATAAACCAATTGGTTCATTTATTTTTCTTGGTTCAACAGGTGTGGGTAAAACCTACTTAGCAAAACAATTAGCAAAACAAATGTTTGGTAGTCAGGAAAATATGATTCGTGTAGATATGTCTGAATATCAAGAAAAACATAGTATCTCAAGATTAATTGGAGCACCTCCAGGATATGTTGGTTATGATGAAGGAGGACAATTAACCGAACAAGTTAAAAACAAACCTTACTCAGTAATTTTGTTTGATGAGATTGAAAAAGCAAACAAAGACATATTCTCAACATTATTACAAGTGTTGGATGACGGTCATCTAACTGATGGTATGGGAAGAAAGATTAATTTCAAAAACTGTATTATTATTATGACATCAAATGTTGGGGTTAAGAAACTACAAGATTTTGGTGCTGGAGTAGGGTTTAAAACTAGCTCAAGTTCTTACGTTGAAGAAGAACAAAAAAGAGAAGTTTTGAAGAAAGAGCTTAAGAAGTTTTTTGCCCCTGAATTTTTAAACCGTATTGATGAAGTCATTATTTTTAATTCATTAGTGAAAGAAGATGTTAAAAAAATTGTTAAACTTGAGTTGAGTGTCTTATCAGAAAGATTAACGGGTCTTAAATATAATATAATATTTGATGACTCACTTGTTGATATGATTTCTGAGGTTGGGTTTGATGACATGTATGGGGCTCGTCCATTGAAAAGGGCTATTCAAGATAAAATTGAAGACTTTATATCGGAAGAAGTTCTTAAAAGTAACATTCAAGAAAACACTAAATACACGTTAATTAGTGAAAATGGGGATGTTAAATTTAAAGAAGTGAAGAAAGTTACAAGAAAAAGAAAAGGGGTTGAATAACCCCTTTTTTTATGTTCATTAATAAGTAAAAAATAACCCCACATTATACGTTTTGAATTTGAGATTCAAATAGTAAAATAGAGCTCATAATGATTAACTTTATAGCTCAATTTTAATTAAAAATGAGCTTAAAACAAACATTAGATGAGCTTAAAATTAATGACTTAGGGGTTTTTTTAGTCAAATAAATAACTGTATCGTGGTTTTGATTTGAATGGGTATTTTACGTTACCCAATTTTTCAATTAATTCTTTACCCGTTTTAATTCCGTTATAAACATCCTCAATAACCACATATTCTTCTCTTGTGTGGTAATCATAGTACCCAATTGAGAAGTTAATACATGAGAAGTCGAATGTATTCTTCAATGCGTAAACATCGGTATATGGGTGAGACTGATATTTTCTGTCAGGATTAAATGTTTCGGTTAATACCTCATCACACGATTTAAAAAACTCGGTGTCTCTACCAAATAACTGAACACCCATACAGAACTCACTAACCATCCAATTCTCAGGTGCATCAAATTGAATTCCGTACCCTACGTTCTTGAAGAAATCTTTATCGGCTTGTTTTGAACCGTGACAACCTGTTTCTTCAGAAACAAAAAATGCGGCTTTAAGATTTGGTAATTCTTTTAATAATTCTAAACATGCATAAACGCCACATTTATCATCACCACCAATTCCTGTTGATTGTCCTAAATCGTTGAACGCTTTTAAAGATGGTTTAATTACTCCCTGAGCGTTAGGTAATTCCATTTCTTTGACGTTTATAACATCTAATTGATGTACGGTGTCAGTATGGGCAATAACACACGGGAAAAAGAAATCTTTAGTAATATCCTGAGATGTTTTAGTTGCGTAAATGTTTCGGTGTTTGTCAACTTGAAATGGTATTTGGTTTTCAGTTAACCAATTAACTAAAAACTCAATCATTCGGTCTTCCTTATATGTCTTTGTTGGGACCGACAAAACGTCCTTTAGTAATTGATAGTTTCTCTCCATAGGCCAAAGATAAGTAAATTACTTGACTTTGACAAATTTATTTTCAAATAATTCCGATTGATGTAAAAGTTGGTCAAAGTCTTCAAAATCATAACTTCTTTTTTCTCCACGATACCCACCTTTTAATGAAACCACAACATGGACTTTATTTGTTTTTGGGTCCATTTTAACTATTTTAAAATTTCTTGATTCGTCTTTGGGTAATTTGTAATTAGTTTCCATATCGTACTTACTTAAAATTTTTGACGCATTATCTGAGAATTTTTTAATATCTTCAAATTCGTCAGAGTCTTCAAGTTTAGTAAACATATTATCTAATTGCCAACCACAAGTACGATTAAATGATTCATCATCAAAATCAATACAATCTTGTTCATAAGAATATTCTTCCCATCCACCAATATTGCCTGATTTATGTCCAATATCACTTAAAACCTCACTAACCGTTAAATGTCTTTCGCCCGTCATTGAATATAAAGATAATAACACAGATACTGTCGTCACATAACTATAAAAACAATTTCCCATATTGAATATTCCATAATTTTGGAAAAAATTACAACAGTCGTCTTCCATCATCTTACGGGCACCTCGTTCTTTACAGTTATTTCTTTCTGACAACCAATCAGACATAATTTCCTGAGATTCACGTTCAAATGTTGTTAATAATAAAATAGACGATTTTTCCCATTCTTCATCATTTCGTAATTGTGAAAGTTCTGGTGATAGTATTTTTAAAATTTCTTTTAATTTAATTAGGTTTTCATCATTTAATTCACGTAATAAATAACCTCTTCTCCAATCCTCATCAACAAAATCTCCACTTTCAAAATCGTAGGACTCATAATTAGAATATACGTAATTTGCAAACCAAATATCTCCATCAGATAGGTCAAATAATTTCCAATAATCCTCATAATTGTCAAATTTTAATTTAACTCTACTCTTACCCGGTGTTTGTTCATTAAATTTGATGTCATATACGATTGGGTCAAAGTTATTAGCGTCCCAGTTATTTACCTTTTGACCATTTTTAATTTTCAATAACAAATCATATATTTCACTATTTCCTCTAATATCTTGGACATAGGGTTTTAAGTACGGATACTTAAATGTGATGTTATCGTAACTTTCAAGTTTTAATTCAATACCTGAATAGTATTCAAGTTCACCGTCTGTAGGTTTGTATAGTGTATATATATATTCAGGACCAGGATTAAATTTACTTACGGCAAAAAATAATTCACCATGACTAAAATCTCGGTCATATAATTCAGTAACTTTTGGAGGTCCGTAATATGTGGCCGCGTTCTTGTTGAACACCTGTACAAATACAACATACTCGTTTTCAAATATTATTTTAGCATTTTTTGAATCTTTCACAAATATTTATTTACATATAAATATAAAATAGTTTGGTAATTAATAAGACTTTACTATCTTTGTACAAGAAATAAGTTTTTTGAAATATGGGGGTAACTTGGAATTGACTGGCATTGTTAGTTATTCGGGGCACGCAGTGAGATGTATCCTTTCACTTAAATCTACGGATGTAAACAGTAAACGGAAACGTTTTAAACAAAATGGCGACAATCGGATTAATCCGTGAAGACGCTGCGGTAGTTGCCTAACATATAGGAAACAACCATACGGGTCGGTGGACATACAACCTAGGAACAGAAGTCTTTACAAGGGTGGAAAAATGACTGAACCCAAAATTGAGTCATCCATTGGTTGTTAGTTTACGATGGTGAAGAACGAACTAACTATTTTTGGAACATTAGAAAATGTTATCCTAAGCGTGTAGTCCTTAATAGGTAAGGTGTACAACACGAGGGTTCGAACCCCTCTACCTCCACTAATTAAACCTCATCTTAAAAAGGTGGGGTTTTTTTATACACATAAATTAAATTACAAAACTTTTTTTAAAATAAAAAAACCCCAAGATTATTGAGGTTTGATTAAAAATCGTATTCTATATATTGGGTAATTTTAAAAAGGGCTGAGAATACACCGTTTTGTGAGAATCTTTAGAAGGATTATTGTTTCCCTTCATTTCCACCATCTTTTGAATGGTAATCCTCATCGCCGATTGGTTAGACCAATCACTTCTTAAGGTTTTAACTACTCTATTACTACTCTACTCTCCTCAATCTTGCGAACTGACTTAGGATTCGACTCCTTAGAGGTTTTTGGTAACAATATACGTTGACTTGCGGTCTCGGTATGCCATGAACAACTCATGACTATGTAGGCGACTTTCATCAAAACCTGACGAACACTTTTGCTTATAGTTATTTTAGTTTTACTTAAATTTAGTATAAGTTATGTGTTGTGGATGATTCCAAGTAGAGGTCCGTCTTAAGCCTCGTTGTCTTTTGAACAACAAGATACTTTTCTACTCGGTAGAGTGTCCCCACTCTCATATTTTAAGATTACTTCGTACCAAGACCTTGGTGGGTCTGTGGTAAGGATATTAGCGACACCACTCGTTCTCTATCTTACCTTCAGGTTTTATCCCTTCGGTTTTAAGTCACCTCTTATATTGGGACCCGCAATTGTGTATTCGGAGTACACTTCTCACTTGGCCCCTATGGGTTATTCTTATTGGTGTTCCCACCTCAAACTGACAATCCACATTGCCCGTTCAGTTTTCCATTTCCCTACGAAGTTATCCTCGGTACTACAGGCTCACTGATATCCCACTTGTATACTCGAGTTCGGTTACCCGAACCGCAAAACCATTAACACTTATGATTTCACTTTATCCCCCTTTCGAGGTTTATTTAACGACCATATACGGCCGATTATCTTTTATACAACACCGAAGTGTTGTAATGGATAATAATATTTCAAAGAACGTTTCGGACTCTTCCGATTTGTTTTACAAAGATAAGTAAAGTTTTTTGATTTACCAAATCTTTTTTTATTTTTTTTTTAAGATTTGTATCTGAATTGTTATCTATCTCTTTTGTTGTACAAAGATAAGTAAACTTTTTTGATTTACCAAATCTTTTTTTATTTTTTTTAAAGATTTGTATCTGAATCGTTATCTATCTCTTTTGTTTTACAAAGATAAGTAAACTTTTTCGATTCACCAAAATTTTTTTTAAAGAAAAAAAAACCCCCTAAAAAAGGGGGATTATTTAATTATTTATAATTTTTTTAATCTTATCTATTTGTTCGACAAGTCTTTTATTATTACCATAATCTTCTTTGAAAGCTTTCTTAATGTTTTTACCAACATCTTTTATGTTTTTACCGACACCTTTGGTAATATCATCGGCAATTGAAAATGGGGATAATAATGTATCTAAGAAAACATTACCAGACCCAACATTTTTATTTCCAATATCAAGTTTAGGGTTATCATCAAGTTTAGGGTCATCTTGTATTGGTTTATTTTTTTTAGGGTCTTCTTTTTTAGGGTCTTCTTTTTTAGGGTCTTCTTTTTTAGGACCAACACCTTTTAGATATGTTGATACGTCTAATTTTTTATCATCATTGTTTTTTATTGAGTAACTAATTCTATCGTCAGTGAAATGTCCAATAATTTGACCTTGTTTTATTCTATCGCCTGGTGAAACAAATGATTTACCAACATTACAAAATTCGGAATATATATCATCACCATTAAACTCATGTTTAATTTTAATAAAATTTTCACAAGAAGGTGTTCTGTCAAAAATAATAACACCGTCATAGGGATTTATTAATTTTGAATTTGGGTATGCAATTAAATCAACAGATTTTGACATCATAGATGATTTCATATTACCATACGGGGCTGGGTTAATAAATTTTTCCATTATAATAAATTTTTAATTCTTTTAATATTCTCAATCAATTTATTGGTTGGTTCCTCACCTTCTTTAAACCCTAAAGAACCTAACAATGGGCTTAAAAATTTTTGGATAACGTCGTTACTTTGTGATGAATCATTAGAATCATTAGTCAAATTATTAGTCGAATCATTAGTTGAGATAGAAGTTGAGTTAGAGGTTGAATCGTTAGTTGAATTAGACGTTGTTGAGATTGATTCATTACCAATATAAAATAAATGCCAAGGTTCTTTTTTTCTAAGTACCCCATCAACATTGTAAGTTACCTTAAACCCATATTTTTTACAATTATCCGCAACCCAATTTTTAACCCCTGAATTTGTATCCCACCAACTAGGTTCAGTACTAAATATGTCAAAGGCCTTTCCTGTGTGGTGTTGAGAAAAACCAGGAACTGTGTTATACTTTTGTGTGTCATCAACACCCCTATCTTTAGCTTTTTTTCCAAAATTATCTACTTGGTCATCATAACTTCTATAATCAGAAACAATACCGTCGGGAAACCGAATTTTAGGGTTTGCTTTTTTACAATCTTTTATTAATTTTTCAATACTTTTCTTAGCTTCGTTATTAATCCCTCCATTATCTGGTTGTATATTACCTTCTTGTTTAAATTCTTTATCAATATGTGATTGAGTAATGTTAATACCATACTTTGTTTTTAATTTATTTATCGAGGATTTAATTTTTTCAGGTAAGTTTTTAAAATTTGTAGATTGAGTATCACTCCCTGTAGACGTACCATTATCAGATTTTCTTGATACATGAACATGATGATGATGATTTGGGAATCCAAACCATAAAACGGCTTTATCGTTACCTCGTTCAGAATTTACTTTATACCCCATAGATTCTAGGGTTCTAACAAATTTTTCAATTTTATCGTAAATACCTTTTTTTTGAGCACTTTCTTTACTACCGTAACCTTTATTATCAAACATTGCCAAATCAACCGCCAAACCAAGCTCATGTCTAGTACCTTTTTTATGTCCTGAAACTGCGGTTGTTACACTAGCCATAACATTAGCGTTTTTAGCCGCTAAATTTACATCCATTAATAAAGATGGGTTTATTTTATCAGAGGCGGGATTACCGTGACCAATTTGTTTAAAATTAACATTACTATATTTTGAAGGTTGGACCGATTCGGGCTTCTCGTTAATATAACTTCTCATTTTAATAAATATAAAGAGATTTAGGTTTGTTAACCATTTAGGTGACCCATAAGAACTCCACCAATTGAAGTTGCGTGAACTTGTAAGTGATTTATCGACTCCATATCAAGTTTTGTTTTTCTTTTTGAAAAATCTAACCCTAAGGTCCCAATAAACTTATTATCAATTGTTTTTATTGAAAATAAATACCCTGATTTACATCCTGTATCTTCCGCAATATATTTTAAACCGTGAGTTGCAACAGATTCGTCTTTATAATCGTGAATTTCAATTACATCATTTTCTAGTAAATAATTGATAGACTTACTAAATAAATTAACAGGAATGTTTTGAAAATTTGATTGAATTGAATTTGTATTTTGGGAAACCGTCTCATAAATGACACTGAATTTTGCCATTGATTTACCTGTCGGGTAAAAGTGGCCTCCATTATGAAATTGTGTTATCCAAACTCTGTCCGCTTTAAATTCTTCTTTAATATGTTCAATTTTTGTTGTAATTAATTCACTAACTAGTAGTGTTTCTTTAACCATGTCAGGCATTTCTTTTTTTTTCTCTAATTTGTTCTTTGTATATAAAAGAATAATAGGACCTAATACGCCTGATATAAACGCAACAATAACTTCTGTGGACATAAATAATATATTTTTATAATAAATATTATGATAACCAAAAAAACACGATTTTAAGTCGTGTTTTATAGTTTTTTAAATTTATCGGTGGTTAAATTCCGTATAATACTTTCTTCGTATTCTTTTCTTCCATCACATTTATTTTTTTCTGTTGTACTCCAAAGGTTTTTTCCTCCGTTTTTTATATGACAGTTGTGGGGTTTATCCATTTTTTTGGAAAACTCCACAATCATGTCATTATGTTTATTCCTTATAACCCAAGGACATTCTTTACAAGCCATTATCCTACAACCGTATTTTAATCATATTCCAAAGTTAATTCTTTTTTTTCAAACCAAAAAGGTTTTTCTCTGTTTTTCCAAGCCGCTAAATTAGATTTAGCCCCTATGTAATAATTTCTGTAAGATTCTACAACAGAATCAACTTTAAACTCATCAGGCATCGCCTTAGCTGGGTCTGTAAATTCAATATCAGGGATGTTTGGTTTATTAATCAAACACCACTCAATTACATCTTGAGATTTATGTCGTTTACCGTATCGGTAAGTGTATTCTTTACTTAATTCCAAACCCAACTCACACAAATACAAATAATTTGATAATGACTCGCGACACCAAATAGAACATGGGTGGTTTTTATGTGATAACTTGTACGGTACTTGGCCGGTATCATGTATTGTATCATGTACGGTCATGTGATGAACACCACACAATAACTGAGCGGTTTCCAAAATCATTTTAACTACGTGTTTGTCAACATGATATTGAGCCGATAATGTAGGATTCTCGTCTAAAAAAAATATATTCATTACACATTATTTTTAATTAAGGTACAAAGATACTATTTTTTTATTAAAAAACAAAACTACCAAGGGTTCTGTTTATAATGGGAGAACTTTTTTCTGCCATAAATCAAAAAAATCAGGGTTTTTTATAATAATAGACCAAGTTTCAATTTCAAACTTTCTATTTAAATCATTTTCTATTCTAGCTGATGAAGGTAGTTTAATCATGGTTGATAAATCAGAACTTGATAATCTAATATTTGGCGTTAAAAATATTTGTCTCCACATATAAAGGTCGCTCCAAATATTTTTTGGTGCAGCCCTCCAACCAAATTTTAATTTTCGATATAAATCCATCGTATGGGAGGCACCAGTTAAACTAATTTTATTTTGTTTAGGTTTTAAATGATAATCAACCCATTTTTTTTCTTTTAAGTTAACCCTTAAAGAGTCTATACTTTTATCTGGATACACCAAAACAGGTAATGGGTGAGTAAAATCACTATCAACCAACATATTTTTCATTACTTCAACGTGTTTAGATAATAGAAGGTCATCATCCCCAAGATAAGTGACTATGTCTGATTTTGACTCAGAAATTACCCTATGTCTTGCAACTTCGTTTCTACTTAATCTTTTTGGTTCGTCTTCAAACCTAACCCTATTGTCAGTTTTAATTATATCACTAATAACGTCTCTTGTGTCATCAGTAACACCATCACCAATAATAACAATATCCAAATCATCAACAGTTTGATTTTGAGCACTTTCAACAGAATATTTAAGTGTTGTGGGGTGATTATGTGTTGGAATAATCACCATAACCGATGTTACCATCGAAAAGGAACTATTTCTATCGCCTCATCAGATTCATAAGGTAAATCAAGAGCGTCAGGTTTATGATAATTATACATCGAAGTTGGCATGTTAATAATATATGCCTCATCAGTCCCAATATTCTTCCATCCGTGATATAAATTTGGTGGGATAACTAACAATACAGGATTTCTTTCCGAAACTTTAAATTCATTAATAACACCATATGTTGGAGAATCTATTCTTCCATCATAAACTACGATTGAAACAAGACCTTTAACAACAAATAATCTGTCTGTACTATTTTGATGTAACCCCCAAGCACGGATTCTACCTATTTGAGTTGTTGTTACATGAGTGTGAACAATAGGGTCAGTAATTTCATCCCAATCTGTTCTGGCAATCTCACATAATGTTCCATCCTCATGAGGAACAGGTCGAATAAATTTTACTTTAACACCATCAATAATGGTTTGACTTAAAATTTTACTTTTAGTCACCGCTGATTGTTTTTGAATTAATTTATCTAACCCAAACACATTTATTTTATTTTCCATATTTTTAATTTTTTAAAAAAAAATAAACAATTTATGGTAAACATAAAGAAATAAATTATTTTAACTCTTGTACTTGTTTCATAATATCAGTAACTTCTTCTCGACTCAAGTACCCGATAACATCATTTGTTACAGGAGTATCGTAAGTTAAGTCACCATCTTTACCAAGAACCGCAATCTCAAACAAACCATTTTTACCTCCATATGAATGTGTGTGACATACAACAGACACACCGTATCCATTTTCAAACACCATTCTACACTTAACACCAATTCTGTGCGAATCTTCTTCAATTTTTTTAAACTCTAAATCTTCAAATTTTTTCATAATAGTTATTTTTTTTAAATTATTATCGGTAACTTCTTAACAATCCTTTTTTGTATGCAATATAATCTTTTTCGTATTTATATGGCCAAGCAATTAAATAAGTGTTTTTTTCACTTTTTGGATAGCTGTATAAATTATTTTTTAATTTTTTTTTAATCTTTCGTGGCAATCTAAATTTTTTCATAATACTTATTTTTTATTATTTTGGCGGTCTCGAAGGGAGTCGAACCCTCTTTTTCGTTTACCTACTCGCTACCGTGACAGGGTAGTACACCAACCGTTATGCGCCGAGACCAAGTTTATCAGTCTTTCCTGAACGTCACCTCTAACCCACAGGTATGAACCTGTATCGTAGTAAAGCTTGGTTGGCTATGGTAGTCCCACCGGGAATCGAACCCGACTTTCCAGGATGAAAACCTGACGACCTAACCGATAGTCGATGGGACCAAAAGTTTGTGAGACCCGCTCCTCACTCTGAACTTGTACTTTGTTCTATTAAGCGTTTATTTAGTGAAGTCAAAGTTCCTTTCATCCGTGCAAGTCGGACTTCTGTTGTTTCATTTAGAGCGGGTAGAGAGAATCGAACTCTCGTCTTCAGATTGGAAGTCTGAAGTAATACCATTATACGATACCCGCAGTTGTGACTACTCCTTGGGAAGTTTCGTCACGTTTACGTGAATGAGGAGGCCAATCCTACTGATATCACGGGTGTAAGTTTTAACGATAAACTATCACCACAAAACGTCAGTTTTTAACAACCAAAACTGAATAAACGGCTTATCTCTTTTGAACCCCTTTTAAAGTGTGTGTTCCTACCATCATAAGCTGACCCCTACTGCCAACACTCCCGTACTGATGGTTGGATTCGAACCAACGTTTTAAACTTACCACTACAGTCATAGACGATATAAGCGTCCACTGGTACATCATCATAATTAAAGGGTAGACACGGGCCTAGCTAGCCATCTTTCAGGAAAGGCCCTTACTAATATTCTACCCTTTTAGTTGCGGGAACAGGGTTCGAACCTGTAATCTAGGCTTATGAGACCTAGCGGATGACCAATTTCCACATCCCGCGATATGTAGTTAATATTGGACTCGAACCAATGACCTATTCCGTATCAGGGAATTGCTCTAACCAACTGAGCTAATTAACTATGTCCTCGTCTTTCCGAGATGTCAACTAAATTTCTTGGTAGAGGCACCTTTACACGGCCTTCAGTTCTACTTGTGGTGGGGTAACTAATGGGAATTGAACCCATGGCACAAGGTACCACAAACCTTTGCTCTACCAACTGAGCTATAGTTACCATTTATTTGTGATTCATAGTTGACACACACTCTTGTCTCACCATCTTATGTC